AGGTTTAAGATTCACGAAAATCCACGAATCTTTTCATTATACAAAATTTAATGATCATAAACCATAAACCATAAACCATTTGAAAGAATAGACTGTAAAAAGGATAGATTGTAAAAGGATAAGCCACCAACGTTTTTTTTGAGTGCAATCATCTGCGGTAGCAGTGAGTGACTGAAACGTTGGTGGCTTATCCTTTTTTAAGAAGTTGTCTAAACTTATTTCTTAACCTTTCGGAATAAGTTTATACAACTTCAAAGATTAGAGATTGGAGTAGGATGGGGTGAAAGTGTCTCCGTATGAGATATTGCCGGAAGAAGCCCCCCTTTTTAACCATTTCACGCGTTGTGCGGAAGTGCCGTGATTAAACGTTTCCGGCACGGCGTATCCTTGTGCCTGCTTTTGCAGATAGTCGTCTCCAATCTTGGATGCCGCGTTAAGACCCTCCTCAATATCACCTGGTTCGAGCGAACCAAACATCTCATTGTCATGATACGCCCAGATTCCGGCGTAGAAATCAGCCTGTAGCTCAGTGCGCACGCTCATTTTATTGGCATCTGTGGTCGACATCCGAGCCATCTGACTATGTGCATCAGAAAGAGTGCCGAGCAGATTCTGCACGTGATGCCCCACTTCATGAGCTATGACGTAGGCAAATGCAAAATCTCCCCCGGCTTTCATCTGATGCTCCATCTGCTCGAAAAATGAAAGATCGATATAGATTGTCTCATCACCGGAGCAATAGAACGGACCGACGGCAGATGTGGCTTGTCCGCAGGCTGATTGCACGGCATCGGTGAAGAGTACCATCTTCGGAGGACGGTACGTAAGTCCCATCTTCTTGAATTCCTGAGTCCACACATCCTCCGTGCCTGCCAAGATCTGTTTGGCGAAGTTGGCATATTCCTCCTCCTGGGCAGTCGGTTTATAATCCGACCGGATCTCGTCGGAAGTGGCGAATGTGCTATTCTGATTTAACACGGAGATAGGATTCCCACCGGAAATCCATACGATAAGGGCGGCAATGATAAGTCCGCCGATTCCACCGAATCCGGCGATTGTTTTAGTCCTTCGGGAAGAGCCTCTCCTGTCTTCCACATTGTTGCTGAACCGTCGTCCGTCAAGTCTCATAATCTGAATTATAAAATATGAAGAAAAATAAAATTACACTCTGACTGCCTTATACCGCGAAAAATTACTAAAACAACAAGTAAAAGGTATGAGGCGATAATTTTAACAAGTGTCCTAATAAGTAACGTAAAAAGGAAGAAAAAATATTATTCATATAGGCTAAATGTTAATCGGTGTTGAATATACTTAAACAGATGTAATGTATCCAACATAAGGTATTCTGTAGCGTTTTATAAGTACAAAAAGCAATGAAGCAATATGGATTAAGTATTCAAGGTTTCGTGAGAAAGTTTGAATGCGGTTTAAGTTTAGTTAGATATAGTTTATAGTGGAATCGTGATAGGGGCGTAGTGGAAGCGCCCCTATCTTTTTTATTATTAGTTGATTCTATTGTAATTTACTGATTTTTAATTGTCGCTGATTCTGTTTTGTTTTTGATTGATGGTTCATTTGGGTCTATTTGGGTTTATTTTGGTTCATTCTGGTTAACCATTTTTAGTTCCGCTTTTAGTTCCGCTTGCAGTTTGGTGTTGTATTTATGATAAAAGGACAGATTTGATCGTCTGTCCTTTTTTGTTTATTTGTCGAATATCTTCATAGCGTTTTTGCGGATGCTGTCAGCTATGTCAATATATGGTCTCATTGCCGAGTATTCGGCGTGCCCCGTCCACTTCATTACGATTGAGGGATCTATCCCCATGGAGATTGCATTGCTGATAAATGTACGTCTGCCGCAATGGGTGGAGAGCAGTTCATGTTTCGGCACAATGCGATCAACACGGGTTGCTCCGTAATATTGGGAGATGGTGACAGGTTCGTCAAACCCAAGCATCTTCCCAATCTTTTTCATCCGGGCATTAATATTGCAGAGAGGGATATGTGGGATGGCGTATATGCCTTCAGTTTCTTTGTATTTTTCAAGGATCCGTCGGGAATGGGAGTTAAGGTCAATTATAAGTGGTTTGGATGTTTTCTGCGATGTTACGGAGAAAGAATCCTTGCCGATGTCCGTTTTCCGTAGATTTGCTGCATCGGAATACCTTAGCGAGGTGAAGCAACAGAAGCAGAAGAAGTCCCGGGTACGGTCAAGAGGAGTGCCAACTTCAAAAGGATAGTTTTCGAGTTTGATCAGTTCGTCCCAAGTCAAGTAGATTACAGGTCTTTTTATTGATTTGGTTTGGATAGATGCATTTTGTGTCACATCATATTTTATATATCCCTTGGAGGTTGCCCATTTTATAAACCACCGGAAAACGGTGCAGTTCTTCCGGATTACATTATTTGCATATCCCTTTTGTCCTGCCTTGAATTTATTTGGAGATAACCTGTTGGATTGTTGCCATACGGCGAAATTCTCTATCAGTCCTTCATTGATGTCAGCAAATGATAGGTTTGGTTTGTATTTCTTTAGCAATGCGCAGATATTACGGGCGCTTTTGATGGTGTTTGCCGACCATTGATGTATCCTTTCCCCATCACACAAAAATTGTGTGTAATATTGCCAGATTGTCAGATTCCTCTCGTTGTTTGCAACAATAGCATTACGGATTTGGTCTTTTGTCGGTATCTCATCAGATTGCTCATATCCATAAAACACCTGATCAATTCGCTCCTCGAGATTTTCGAGTATTCGGTTGATTGTAGACGCAGGTATCTTATCATTGCCATGGAATGTATTGCGGACGCATCGAGACCCATCCCATTTGGGTTTGCCATTTGGGTCAGTCCTGTCAACATGATACCCGACCGAGATTGTTACAGACTGACCATGATTCCAGGAGATGCGCAGCCGGAGGAGAGTGCCACGGAATATATAGAGGAGTTTACGCTTTATCGGAGTCATTTCCTTTACGATTATATGCAAACTTAGACAATGGCTTGATCTCTCTTGTAAACATCCCTCCGAGTCCGGTCAACAGCCACGTAGCCGACACATCATAATCGCGCACGAGATATGTGAGCCATTCTTGTTTGATTCTTCTCATTTCCTTTTTACAGGTGAAGAAATTCCAGTAGTTCTCATCATATTCGCGCGTGAAGGTCTGATAACCGCGTATGCGTTTCTGAGCTTTGATCATATCAAGAGCCTCAAAAAAGCGGCGGGTTATGTCGGTACATTCCTGGGGTTCGTTCATTTCTTCTTAGAAAGAATTAGATGTAGAGAAGGAAGAATAATCAGTCTTAGGATCATCCGATGATGAGTCTGATTTATTCCCTCCTTCTTCAGTTGTTATGTAAAATATTTGTCCGCAACATGTCACGAGGTCATTTTTTATGGAGAACCAACCTCTTTCGTCAAGTTTATTAACAGCTAAGAAATAAGTCTTCTTAGCCATAAAATCCATTTGACTCTTTATAAAAGAGGGTGCATTCGAGATGGCTCTGGATAGAATCTCTATATATTCAGAAGCTGTTACCATGGACTCACTATCTTTCTTGTTTTCTGGATTAAGTCGATACAGATCGCAGAAAAGTAGAAACGTTTTTTGAGCCATAAGGCTAAATTCGCGGATATTCTGGATTTTATGGTTGTTTTTAGACTTATCGGTATCTGTTCGATTCATCCATAATATTGACGCAAAATGTTTATCTATCTCAGCATTGTTTGAGCGATAGTTTGATTGCAGGATAAGTGTAATGTTGTTGACAATCTGAAATATGATTATCAGTATATTTCTGGAACACATAGTATTACATATATTAATGGTAAAAGTAGGGTATAAATATAACAATTATTTGTTATCCCCGGATGATGGAGAGTGCAAAATCTTCAGTATTCCCGTAACAGCTTTTTGAACATCTTCCAATTGAGCTTGGAGTTTTTCCGATTCACTGCCAATATCATTTTTATATTCTTCAATGTCCTTGTTTATTATCTGTTTTGCGTTGGTTATTTCGCTATCTATGGATTCTTTAAATTTTCTAAGATCCGTATCTGCATTATTCTTTAATTCGGAGATTAGCTCCTGGGTGCGCTTTGAAAGTTTTGTTGACTCTTTTTCATAAAGAGAATCCATTTCTGAGATCTTACTTTGTGCTTTTGTCGATAGGTCTGTTATGTGAGCGACAGAATCTCTCCCTTGCTTGACAAGTTCATCTGTCCTATACATTGAATATATAGAGAACACGAGGAATATAATCATGAGTACGCTTGCCCACAACATAAGGTTTGAGAAATCTTCTTCAATCTCACGGTGCTGCATCTCAAGCATTTTGCCTATATGGTCGTTGCCGGCTTGGAGCTTCGAGACCGTTTCATGGTCGATTTTGACGATACTGTCACGAACGGCTATCTCTTTAATTGTCGCTGTAAGATTGGCATGTTCCTGACAGATAACATCGCAGTCGGCATGAAAACGGTTTGTGTTTGATATATAGACAAGAACACCCAATATTACCACGCATACGAGAGATAGGATATATAACAAGGAGATACGTCTAATATTTATTTGTATAGCCATTAATGTTATTTCATTTTTGATTTTAACAAAGCAATCATATTTTCAATTGAAAAGGCGGAGCCTCTTCTGTTGGAACCATCCTTTATAGAGGATAGAATATGCTCCAGCTTCGGAATCCTATTCTTGATCTTTTGAGGAGTATTGGCTTCCGACGATATGTGTTTCGCGATTCTTACCGCATTCTCATTATAGCTGTGATTAAAATCCGCTATGGCTTCATCATACGACATGTTGACGTTGGCAGGCATACCTTCCCGAACCATTTTATAACTCCACTCAATGAACTCCCGCATAGAATCCATTCTTCGCTCGAACACGGTGAAATCATTGGTGGTGTCCGCGATTTTGTTGGAGTCGGCGAAGATGCGTTGCCGATTATTTAATTCTTCTCTGAATTTGACCATTCGAGAGATTTTGTCATAATTGGATGTAGTCATAGTTTTTTGTTGAGTTTAGATGTTGAAATAATAGGTTTATCCCTACATGTCTTGAATTGCTGTCAATTTATTACCAGTAAAATACAGGTATCGATTATAGCGTTTATAAATCCATTGTTCTTTTCTCACATTTGCAGTCCTTATAGAATTAATCTCGTATGGTTCCCCCAATGAAGCAAGAACCATTTTCTTAGTCATACCAACATATATATCACCTTCAAGCATTCTAAATGCTGTGTTTTTACCATATAATTTTATCCATCTATTGTATGTCTTATTTTCCACAAAACAGAAAATGGTATTTGGGATCTGATTTAATTTTCCTACAAATTTACCCAATTGAGGATTTTCCATTATAGCTTCTAAATGACCATTGATCAATCCGATTTCAATACATTTAAAAACCGTTCCTGATGGTGGGCACTCTTCCCTCCCATTACTTAGATTCACAATATAATTTCTTCCACTCCACACAAACTCTTTATTAAGGAAATTGTTTTTCAGCTTTTCCCAATATCCAATAGTAATAAAATGAGGCTTATCGTAGCTGCCAGCTGCAAGATACGACATGTATATTCTTGGATAAACCTCTTTGTCTACCAAATATAGGGTCTTCTTTTCTCCTACCGGATTACCGTTTTGATCAACCTCTTCTAATGTGAAACAGTAATCAAGATATGACTTTTTTTCATCAATATAACAAATTTTGAAATAACGATTGGCAATAGCGTCATATCTTGTTTTAGTTTTATAGTTATCATTCGGGCAATACACTTCCTTTTCTTGGAGAAGTATAGATGATTGAAAAGTTGGAGTCGTGTAAAAAGTTTTTGAATAGCCACCCATATTTTCAATATGTCTATCTTCGGGAAAGTAGATAGTTTGCCCTGTAAGCCTTTTAATTTGGTCTATCTGGGGTATATTCTCGAGACTGTCATACGGAAGGAGCTGTTCTGTTTTAGTTATAGTGTAGCTGTTTATCTGAGCCTTTACTGCAAACGTTGGAAGCAATAAAAGAATTGATAGAAAAAAAATGCGAATCATAAGGGAAATAAATTAAGGTGTTAAGTTTATCGTATTGGCGAGGATATAATTCTTTTTGCCTTGAAGAGACCACGGATGTCGGAGAGAGGGACGGTCATCTGACCGTATGACTCATTGTCGGAGGAAAGTGTGAGGAAGTTATCAGTCAACAGGCGATTGATAGCCACGCGCTTCACCACAACAAACTCGGCAAAGACAGCCACGACTACTCCCTCCGCGTAATGCCAAGAGCGCTCCGGGATCTCCTTAGTTAATATGAGAGATCCGGAGATAATGGTAGGAGACATTGAATCACCCTCTACCTCAAATACCCGCAACTCATCAATCTCATTGCGCTCGTTTCCGGAAGGGATCAGCGGCATCTTCTCATCCCAAACATCAGAGCCGCTTGCAAGCGATTCCACAAAAGTCGCAGATGCAGAGGTGGGGATATAGTCAACCATCAACACGCCGTCATCCTTTTGTCCGGCTGAAAATACTCCTCCGATTTCATGAGCGTTCTGAGATTTTTCGGAAGAAAGCAGCATTTCACCTTCTCCCGTAAGGAGCCAAGTTAAATTTATATTCTTGAATTTATCTTTAATTTTACTTGCGGTTTCTTTAGTGATTCCACACTTTTCAGCTTTTATGTCATAAAAAATTTGAGGACTTTTCATTCCAAGTTCAATAGACAAAGCCCTGGCACTCAAATCTAAGTATTTGAGTAGTTTTTCTATGCGTTGATAATCAGTCATGTGTAAAATAAATTCAAGAATAATAAAGAAAAATTCAAGAATTGTTTGTATATTCAAGAATTATTCTTTACCTTTGCATCATAAAATAAAAATCATCACACAAAGGTAATGAAAAAAGACAGAAAAACAAAGAATTCCATTTGGAATAAGTTCAGAATGGCTTTGGGGTGTCATTTGGAGGATCGTATGATTGAGGCGGGACGGAAGAACCGACAAAAAGCCCTGTCAGAGTTGACAAACGAAATCGCAAAGGCATATCCGGAACTTTCAGTGACGCAATATTTCTCTTTTGCCATGCGGTCAGTGGTGCATGCTGCGGAGAGCGTCGACATCGCAGCCGAGGAACTAATCCAGGCGAAACAATGCCTTAAAAGAAGATCAACCGTACTCACTGCCGTAGCAATTGGATTATCATTATTATCCATTGCACTGTCTGTCCCAAGGCAACCAAAGCGGCTACGATTATGCTGAACCTTGACCATCGCAGACTCTTTTCGGCAATGGCATATCCCTTCCTTCCGTATTCGATACTCTCTTTCTTTTCAAGATTGGAAAGAAGGCGGTCTTCCTCCATATTCAGACATGAGTCAATCTCAGTTTGTATAATCTCCATATATCTGAGCAGTTTCAAATCACTGTTGGAGCGTAGTGGACGCGGGTAAGTGGTGAAGATGACCCCATTGTCTTGAAGTTCCTTCTCTATTTCATCGGAATAGATGTCGGCAATCCTTTGAAAATCCTTCGGAAGAATAAAGCGGTTCTTGGACTCACGAATGGTTTTCATCACCTCCATGAGTGTCTGAAGATAGTGGACGGAACGGACTGACGGATTCTTAGCGGGTTCCATTGGCGAGGCTGCGTATGGTTTCTGAAAGGGTGCGGATTGTCTCCTGTTGGGAGCGGATGATGGCAAGCAGGTCTGCGGTTGAAGATGAAGCGTATGAATCGACCGCCGAGGTAGAGGAATCGGAAGGGTTGAGCATATCACCCTCGCCTGTCTTCAGCCACTCAACGTTAAGGTCAGGAAAAGATTCAGATATTCTTCGATAAGTAGAAGCTCTTGTGTTGACTGAAAATTTCCCGGAAGCACCATTGCTCAATCCGCATAGTTGTTCAAATTTCATGGATGAAATCTTCTTATATGAGAGATACGTTTTTAATCTGTCAATAATTGGCATTGTTAAAAAATATTAAAAGCAAAATTTAATCTTGATAATATTAGATAATCTAAGAATATCTGATTGATTTTGCGTCATGAAATAAAAACCAACACACAAAAGTAATGAAAAGTATTGTAAATACAAATATCAAACAGGATGAAAAGAGGAAAATGACTCTAAAGAGCCTATATCTTTCTTTCCCTAAGCGAACCTCTCCCAGGGCAGAGTTTGCAGAGATGATTGCAGAGAGATGTGGAGTTACGGTCACAACTGCACGCAACTGGCTCCTGTATTCCATGAGACCGAATAATCCTGAACACATAGCCATCCTTTCCGAGATAACCGGAATCGCCCCGGAGGATATGTGGGCGGAATAAACTGACAACAACACCTAAAAGCAAAATACAGATATGGAATTTGAAGAATACGATAAGATCAAGGCGGCATTTGATGCGATTGTCGCATTGACGGAAGGAGATAACAAGAATGAGATAGTCCGGATGGTCGGATCATTGGCAGAACACTGCGGTGAAGGAGAAACGATGATCCCATTTGTCGCCATCCTCATGAACTCGTCGCTCAATGAAGAGATAAAGGTTGATATTCTCAACGGTATACGCTTGGCATGGGATGAGGAGACATTCTATAACAACATCTTCCTTGCCGGAAGCATCAGGAAATAACGCTATCCAAAACGAACCTAAAAGCAAAAACTATTATGGAGAAAGAATTTTACACGTGTGATGATCGGGTCTACATCCTTGCAGATGGCAAGAGTGTGGAATTTACCGAGAAGGACACGGAATTAACAGATGAGATTCTCACGAAAGTTGAGAACTTCTATCCGGAGGCTCACAAGGCACTGACCGAGTGCTATTCAAAGAGTAGTCTCAATCAACCCTACTACCGGTATCTCATGGCTCGCAGATTTGTCAAATGCAATTTTGGCAGTCTTGATACAGCGGAGAATGACATTGACGAAGATGGAGTTTTCCACTTCGAGAAAGTGGCTTGTCCGATGAGAGGAGAATGTAAGTTTGAGGGTTTGATATGTATGCCTAAGTTCAGCAGCCGATTATCGGAAGCAGAGCTGAGAGTAATGAGACTTTACTTCGAAATAAAAGAGGTTGACCGAATAGCTGACCAGCTTTATCTTTCCGTTCACACAGTCAAAAATCACATAAAGGCGGCATACGCCAAACTTGGGATTCACACAAGAGCGGAGTTTATCACATACGCGAATAAGAATAACCTTTTTTAATTAAGAATATCATGGAAAGAGAGATAATAAGAGGCAATAAGGCTCTTGCCGATAGGCTCGGAGTGAGCAAGGGTACCGTCCAGAAATGGCGTAACAGTGGATTGTTGGCACAGGCAACGGTATCGGATTATGGCAAATTTATCCTTTATGATCTTGATAGGGTTATGGCATGTCTTAACATCAGACCCGTGAGAAGAGGAAGGAGGGCAGCGATATGAGTAACGCAACAAAGATCGTAGTTATATTCCTTATGATGCTTATATCGGGCATAGCCGGATTGATATTATTCTTTGGAGACACAGAAAGCATTGTCAAGACAATAATCTCAAAGCCGATAGGGATAATCCTCCTAATTGGATCATGTGTGCTCCATGAGAATCTGAAAGAGAGAATAAAATATTTGTAAACATAAATCTAAAAACAACAAAAAAACTATGAGTTTATTTAAGAAACCTTCGGAATTGGAAGTGAAACCCGGTATCGTGGCAATGGTCTACGGTTCACCCGGCTCAGGCAAGTCAACCCTCGCATGTTCTGCGCCTAATGCGGTCATGATTGACACAGATGGCGGCGTTATGCGTATCAACGGTGCTCATCAGATCCCGACCCTTCAGGTCAAAAGATGGGAGGAGATCACGGCGGCAATTGAGGAAGTCAAGCATACTTCGGGAATCGATACAGTGATCATCGACACGGTTGGCAAGATGATGGCGTTCATGGAGGAGTATATCAAGAGGACAGCTTCCGGCAAGAAGATAGAACTGAACAGGGATGGCAGCCTGTCGTTGAAGGGATTCGGCAAGCGTAAGAACATGTTCATTGACTTTATACGTGGATTGACCACTCTCGGAAAGAATGTGATCTTTGTCGGTCATGATAAGGAGGAGAGTCGTGGCGAGGACACGGTCATAAGACCGGAGGTAGGCGGCAGCTCCACGCAAGACCTCATGAGGGAACTTGACCTTGTTGGATATATGGAGATGAACGGTAACATCCGCACAATATCCTTCACACCGACCGACCGCTTCTATGCTAAGAACACATGTGACATGCCAGGCGTGATTCCTATTCCGGTACTCATCAATGAGAAGAAAGAGATTGTCGGCAACAACAATTTCTTCACTGAGGTGATTGACAACTATCACCACCGTATAGCTCAAAGCCTGGAAAACAACCGGAAGCTGGAGGAACTGAAAGAGTTGATCTATGCCAACGTGGAGGAGGTGACGGATGCCGAGAGTGCCAACAGGTATATGGAATGGGTGAAAGGGTTGGAGCATGTCTACAACTCAAAGGTCATTGCAAGCCGGGCGCTGAAAGTCAAGGCAGACCAGCTCAACCTTAAGTTTGACAAAAAGAAAAGCGAATACACCGATGGAAGTGCAGCATGAAGAAATATGGCGAGACATAGAAGGCTATGAGGGCTTATACCAAGTAAGCTCTCATGGTCGAGTCAAAAGCATGGACAAACCAATGTTTTATGGCGATAGTGATAATGTAAAGAACCATGAATGTAGTATCCGAGCATCCCGAATCCTTAAAGGAAGGATGAAAAAGAATGGGTATATCCAAATAGGATTAAGCAAGGATGGAATCCAAAGAACCTTTACAGTTCACAGATTGGTTGCACAGGCTTTTATACCAAATCCCACTCATCATCCTTACGTGAATCACAAGGATGAAAACAAGATTAATAATCATGCCGATAATTTAGAATGGTGTACTCCTACTTATAATACAAGGTATGGAAGTGGAATATGTAGACAATCAATGGCTGCCCGAAATAAGCCTAACGCTGTCAAAGGTATTCGTAAGGTATATCAGTATACCTTATCCGGAGATTATATCACAGAATATCCGAGTGTAAACGAGGCGGCAAGACAGACAGGAATAAAACAGGGAACCATATCTTCAAATTGTCTTGGAGTGTCAAAATCTACTAATGGATTTATTTTTCGCTATGATAAAATATAATATATACCCCTCCTTACTTATAAAGTATCAGGAACTTTTAGATTATGAGTATCTATACAACGAGTATTGGGGTAACTCAGATGATCCAAAATATAATTTGGAAGAGTTTTATCTCATTCAAGAGGCTAATCTTATTAATTCTATTAATAGGGTGCCTTTTGAAAACGAAGCTGCAAGTTGTGGAACTGCCTTCAATGAAATCGTTGATTGCCTGATTGAAAACCGGAAGTCAAGTCGTGAGGATTGCATCATAAAATCCAAGAAGGATAATAATGGCAACACTGTTATAGAGGCTCGGATTCATGATTTCGTATTCGATTTTGACCTTCAGTTGTGTAGAGAGACAGCGGATTATTTCACCGGATCCATACCTCAGTATCTTGCAAAGGCGGTTATGTCTACCGACTACGGCAATGTCCTTCTTTACGGGTTTGCTGATGAATGGGTATCGTCACAGATGTTTGACATAAAGACAACCGGAAAATATAGCTGGGGCAAGTTTGAGAAAGGCTGGCAACGGCATGTATATCCTTGGTGCGCGATAGAGTCTGGAGATGCGACAGAGATAGAGAGTTTCACCTACTATGTCATTGAATGGGCATACCAGCGCAAGGGCGAGCCGTTGAAGGCTAAGGGTGTGTATCTGGAGACCTACACCTACAATCATGAGGAGAGCGGTGTGATGATACGCGAGATATTGGAGAGTTTTATCGGGTGGCTTCTTTCCCGTAGGATATTCATTCAGGATCAGCGCATCTTTGGAGGCAAGAATCCGGAAGGCTGGCACAGCAGACCGGTGGATATTAAAGAGCTTGAAAAGGCAATATTTGGTAACAATCTAAAAACAGCATAATAATATGGCATACAGAATATCAGGAAAGATTCTTTCCATCGGGGAGTCAAAAAGCCTCATGTCTAAGTCCGGCACTCCTTTTGTAAAGCGTGATCTAATCATTGCCGTAAGAGTCTTTGATCAATACACCGGAAGACCCACGGAGGATATGAACAACACTCCGAAATTTACCTTTATGAACGACAGGGCGCAACAGCTTGATCAGTTCAAGACAGGTGATATTGTGGAGATTGCATTTGATCTCACCGGAAGACCGTATCAGAAGAATGGAGTGACGGAATATCTCAACGACATACGACCTGTATGGATTGGACTTGCGAGAGGTCAGCAGCAACGACCGGAGCCTACGCCAATAAGTGATATTATACCGCAGGCAATGCCGCAGATGCAGCCATCGGCACCGGAACCGATTGCTCCAGTGCAAGAGCAAAACGAAGATCTTCCATTTTAAATTTTCATAGTCATGTTTTACGACCTATCCAACGAATTACAGGCTGAAAATTTCAAGAAGAGGTGCAATGCGCTCTTCCGCAAAAAAACCATCGTGGATCTTACCGAGAAGAAGCCGCAGCGGACGAGAAGCCAAAACGCCTACCTTCATGCAGCTCTCGGCTATTTTGGACTGCAACTCGGCTATCGGATGGGAGAGGTGAAGGAATGGTATTTCAAGGATTTGTGTAATCCGGATCTGTTTGTCCGGATGGTCGAGGATAGGATAACCGGAGAGATGAGGAAGACTTTCCGGTCATCCTCCGACCTCGATACTGCCGAGATGACAACCGCAATCGAGCGTTTCCGCAATTGGGCGGCGGATGTCGCCGGGGTCTACATCCCGTCACCGGAAGAGCATCGGCTTGTGGAGCAGATGGAGATTGAGGTCCAACGTGCAAAACTGTATCTATGACAGAGAATCAGAAACTACTGCTTCCATACGTGGAGGCTCGCACTAACGATGTAATCAATGACAAGACAAGCAGGGGGATTTTCCCTCTGCTTGCCACCGAGCCGGAGATTATCGCTGATATAAGGGGTGATGTTCTGGAGTGCATGAGGGAGCTTCACCGACAAAAAGTATTCACAGGCACGGAAACAATCAATGACGCTGCCTTAAAAAGATTTGAAAAATGATAGAGACAAGAAAGACAGAAGAGAGATACACAACATCCGACCCCAAGATGATGCTTGGGAAATACACCACGTCAAGAGTCTACAAGACTTGGACTGAGGATGTGGTTGATGAGAATGGGGAGGTAGTCTCGATCGAGAGAAATCAGGTGCTGTTCGACAGAGGTGTCTACATAAGCAATGAAGTGCTTACTGAAATCAAGTTCTGGCTTGAAGAGGGATCGGTTAAGGAGATAGAGGTCTCCAACCAGAAGAGACTTTCCTATCTCGAAAAGAATAACCGTCTATTCCCTTATAAGGCGATTGTCGGGATAGATGGTAAGAAACATTCGTTCCTTCTTTATACCACCTCCATACAGAATGCAACGGAGATCATCAATGATTATGTGGAACTTAATTTTGTCGGAGGCTACAACATCACCGGACTGAATGAGCTGGACTATTGCGTGATACTTGTAGATAAGTTGAAGACCATCCGCCAGCGCAATATAGAGCTTGATATTGCCTATCTCAATGACGAGATTTCCATTGAGGAATATATCGGATCAAAGGTTGAGGACACGGAAGATGAGAGCGACAATGACAATGATAATGACCAATTGAAGCTGAGGTTCTACCAGATTGTTGCAAAGATAATCTGCCGACTTGATAAGGATGATGCCGATTAGGAGGAGTACGACCAGAAATTCATCGTGAGAACATTCAGTGCAGTCCGTGCGAACCTGATCATCCAGAAGTATCTTCAGGACTGTCAGGAGGAGCGTTATCAGGAGTCGCTTGAACATCCTGACCGCAAGTTTGTGAAACGTGAGATATTGTCGTTTATTGAGGAATCAAAGATTCTCAGTGTCGGGGATTTCATTCCAAGGCAGTTCTCGGAAGCGTATGTGGAGGAGTGATTATGGTTTATGCAAGACAAACAATCTATTCGCAGCCTCCCAGCAAAGCAAATTCATATAAAATAATCAGTGTTGCCGGGCATCATAGACTCGGCAAGACTGATGCTATGAGGCGTTACGAGGAGAATTTCTTCATGCAGTGTTCGCTCAGAAGAAAGATGATCTCCACCCGATTTAAGATGACGGTGGATGTATATTTCAAGAGTGACCTTCCGGATCTTGACAATTCGCTTAAGATATTGCTGGATTGCCTTCAGGCGTGTGGGGCGATCAAGAATGACCGTCTATGTGCCGAGATCCATGCCCGGAAGCTCATAGACAAGAAGAACCCAAGGGTAGAATTTGAGATTGAGGAACTAATATAATTAGAAAAGATGAGCCTTAACTACATAGAATTAATAAACCGCTTTTGGCAGGAGGTCGAGATAGAAGGTTTTCTTCCCTCAGAGGCATGCGTCTATTTCAGATTGCTTGACGTATGCAACAAGTTAGGATGGCAAAATCCGTTCTCCCTCTCCAACGTACGGGCAGTCGCGCTCATGGGGATGACAGAGAAGTCATTTAGGACTGTGAGAGACAAGCTCGTTAGTCGCGGACTCATATCCTTCCGGCAGGGAAGCCGGAGAGAGAAGGCTCCTGAATATTGTTTCCCGATTTCAATAGATGGAGAGATAGTTTTTCCATGGGATTCCAAGAAGAAAAAAGAACCTTTGCAGGACGTTTTGGGGGTAAATTTTACCGCAAAACGGGAAGTAAAAACTACCGCAAAACGGGAAGTAAAAAGGGAAGCAAACGCTACCGCCATAAATAAACTAAAACATAAACAAAAACAAAATATATCTGATGATATTGACGCGGGCACGAGCGCAAGCACAAATGAGGAAGGAATCTCAATCGCAAGGTTTGATTCTTTCATCCAGGATGTTTTTGATGGCAAGTTGCAGGTTTGGGAAGATTCAATGAGAATAAAATTTGGCATCGAAGATGTAAAAGATTATCTCCCTTCTTTCAGACAACATGCAATAGCAACAGGGAATATTGATAAAATTCTAAACATAAGAGATTTTAGATTTTATTTTCAAAATTCTTATGAATATTTTACCAAGCAACGCCCCATAGAGGTTCTTGCGCAATATACCCGTGAGGCTAAAAGTGAAGACTATAAAAAATTCTGTAATTTCCTAAAGGACAAGGCTCCAAATGCCGCCGCTGAAATGATTCCTCTCTCAGAGGATGAATTCTGGAAACTCAAGGGATGCTACGATTCGCAGAAAATCGGGAACGCAGTCCTCGAGATTAATAACCGCGAATACAAGTTTTATAAACGCAATTCGCTATTTCAAACTATAAAATCCTATTTAGCAAATGAATACAACAAATCCTGAACCTCATAACCCTCTTGATCCCGAATGCCTGCCGCTCCATAACACCGAGATGGAGAAAACGGCACTCGCCACCCTTATGACCTTCGGCAGCTCTTTGGAAGAGATCGGGGATGTATTGAGCGAGGATTGCTTCTATGACATCCGCAACAAGGAGATTTTCAAGGCTATAAAATCGGTCTATTCGTCAGGGCATTTCCCAGATATGACACTTGTCAGTTCTGAACTCGCCAAGATGGGGTCGGACGTTACAATACTGGAGGTGACGGAACTTTGCGTGAACACTGTTAAGGTGGCAGACCTTCATCCTCATGTCCTGATTCTCAAAGATTATGCTCTTCGCCGGAAACTCTGGGAGATATGTTACCATGCGATGTGTCGCACATCAGGTGCTTCGGATGCTATTACTGCCATTCACAAGGATGTCAAGGATGGACTTGATGCGCTATTTGATCAGGAGAAAAGTGAGTTGTCTACCTTGGGTACGGTATTCAAGAAACTCAATGAGAAGATGATTTTCAATCATGACCAGCCGGATGGTTTCATTTATGGCACACCGACCGGGTTCCCGGAATTGGATCGTGATGGAGGTCTTTGCGGTACAGATCTTATCATTGTGGGAGCCGAGACGTCGCAAGGAAAAACCTCTTTTGCAACGGCACTCGCAATGTCGGCTATCGAGTATGGGGATGGGGTAGCCTTCTATTCGATGGAGATGACATCCCTCCAGTTAGCTGCCAGAATTGCATCCATGCGCAGCGGCATATCCTCAAAGAGGATTCTCCGGCAAAAGATGACAGAGGAGGAGATTTTCAAGATCGGCAAGGCTATGCAGGGGATAGACATGGATAAATTGTTTTTTGACGAGAAGTCGACTTCCTCACTTGATTCAATCGTGATGTCGATACGCATGATGAAATCAAGAAACGATATAAAGGGGGCGGTTGTAGACTACATGCAGCTTATCCAAAAGATGCCGGGGATGAGCACGGAGCAAGCTACCGCCAGATGCGCCAGAGATCTGAAGAATCTTGCAAAGGAACTTGACATCTGGATTATAGCAATATCCCAGTTAAGTCGAGACCGATCCAATCCACTACCATCCATGTCGCGACTTCGTGATTCCGGACAGATTGAGGAAGCTGCTGATAATATCTATCTCATATATCGGGCGAGAGATAACAAGCAGACCTACCCGGAACCATTTACGGGTTATCCAACGGATGGTACGGCTATGGTCATCATCGGGAAGGGAAGAAACACGGGTACCGGTGAATTTCTTTGTGGATTCAAAGGGGAAAATACTCTTTTCTATCCGCTTACGGAATACGATAAAGCCACGATGGAACGTGTCGGGACAGAACAAAAAACCGCCTTGAACAATGATGTTTTCCCATTTTGAAAAAGTGTTGTAAAACATAAAAATAAATTGATAAATATATTTGAATTTTAAATACTATTTATTAATTTTGCATATCCAAAAGAACTAAAAGCAAAAAACATGAACATAGAAGGCTTAGCAGGTGGTGCCGCACCTGTCACAACAAAATCCGGTACAAGCTGCCATACGGCGGTAAAATCCCTTGAATACATATTTGATAAGGTTTCAGAAACCATGATCGCCAGCATTGATCCTGATGCTGACGGTAAGCAATCATTTTCCTTTGCATTTGAGGATGATGATTATCGGGTGGAAGGAGAAGGTTGGGTTGATATGGAATCAGAGCTAACCGGAGATGGATATGTCACACCGACTATGTATGTGGTTAAGGGATGCTCGAGACTTAACGAACTTACAATAACCTATTGCGATGAGGATGAAAATATTCAATCCATGAATGAAGACGAAGTGGAATGTTTTCGCAAGATGCTGGATGAGATACTCGCAGATTTCGTCAATGATTAATCATTGATCTTTTAGGAAATCCAATCGCCGTAAAGGATTGGAATGGCGAGATATTATCATCAGTATAGGGAGGATTAACTCCTCCACTCGTCACGACGGATTGAGTACATTGACATTGCGGGTTGTCGTGTGAAGCGCACGACCGAGGCTCTTCCGAAAGCCAGTGTCGCACGTGATGCGAGTATGGATGTGCCGGGAATGAAACGGAAGATGAGGGCTGTGTTGTTACCCAAGAGGAGAAAGACAATAGTGATGTTCCGGTCACGATAAAGATGCGGATGAGGGGAGCGCGCCCAAGATCAGGAAACGAGCGTTTGAATTGGAAGCTTAGATTGTCTCTGTATAGGGAGGCATGAGTATAGATATATAGATTTGAGGTTGATAATGGTAGCGCATGTAGCTTAATGGTAAAGCAGCACGGCGTGATTCTTGATTATGACCGTGCCGATGGAGGTTCGAGTTCTCCCTTGCGCACAACTACTTGGTTCTGGTAAAACTGAGCATCCGGCGAAAGCAGCAGATGGAGTGGTCTGCGGGTAATTCCTCACCTACCCACCGGAGGTTTTTGGGGAGCGAAACTGCCACGGAAATGCCGCGTGGCGCGAACGGAGTGACGGCAGCGATGCTGCACACTGAAATCTGGCAAAGGTCGAGGGGTCGTTCCCTCCGCTCCCGCGATTATATTTCATACATATAAATTTTCAGACATAGCATCCTCATGTAGTGATACAGTATGGATGCAACTGAGGAGATACAGCCAAGTGGACGAGGCGACTTCACCGACCAGCGTGAGGTTCGGAGCAATCCGACATCGTGGGTCCGAATCCCATTCTCCTCTCCATTTTTTTTGGTAAAGTTAATAATATTTAGCTCGGGAAATCGGCGGTCTGTGAAGATAGCCGACAAATGGATAGGTCGTCTAAGGTAGGACAACCAGATTGTACAATTTGGAAGATGTGGGGTCGTATCCACCCTTTCCACTAAGGGTTATCCGTGAGGACTCCGGCTCCAAGAGAGGGGCGAAGCGTTCATAATATTTTGTTTTTAATAGTTTTTGCTTTGGGATTTAATTGTTGTCCCAAAGGAGGTTTTTTGTTAAGTGTTATATAATTATGGAATCATTTTTCTTAGGTAAAGAAGATTATGGTTCATCTGTCGGCTGCCCGTGAGGGTGGCTGACTTTTTTATGGGAAGCAGAATATGAACGGTTATGTCCTGTCGAAATCGCAATGTGTGGTCAACTGGCAGTATCCTGGGTTCGACTCCCAGGCTTCCCGCTAATTTAAAAAACAGGACGTATGGGAAATGGGTATCTGACTTCGGTTGTATCGAAGGAGCGGTTTATTGATGATCTGCCGCAACAGGAGCTTTGTCTGTGGGGTCTGCGGCTGTTTGCATTGATAAACCTGTCATGGGACTATATAGACACGATATTGCAGGTTTGCAGAAATCACAGGATGGATGAGACGAAGCGGCTTGCACGTAGGGTGAGGGAACTTAAGAGGGAGTATGACCAGTTCCGGATATGCGGTCCGGTGGATGGCAGCTTTGAGAAAGCGGAAACCCGTCATGGTCTGATAATCGAGGAGATTTATGAGGGGGATTTTGACAGGCTCTTTGCGAGTCTGACGCTGGAGGCTGACCGTAGAAAGCTGACCGGGGGGGGTAGGGAGTTGTTTATCGCGGTGCATCAGGCATTGGCTCTGATGAATGCGGTGAGGATGTATGCCCGGTGGTGTGACAGGCAGATGGCGAGTCATGGGGTGTGGCAGACGGATTGCTGCATGGTGCAGCAGCAGTTTCTTGACCTATTCCCGTTGATTCCGCAGTTTTTGCCGGGGGTGTTGCGCAATCCGGCATTTCATGAGACTTCGGCTCGGATAATCGCCAACAGACTTCATACGTTCGGTGAGCCGATTGGTGGAGGCAAGTATGTTTTTAAACGATTATAACTGATAATATCATGAGGATTTTTATTGTGGTTCCGGTTGAGAATCGGAAATTGGAGGAGGCGCGGCATGAGGCTGACTTGGTTAAGGCATCGTTGTCGCGGAGAGGGCACACGCCTGTGTCGCCGTTTGACATTTATGTCGGAAAGGGTGCGAATAAGTACGACAGGGCGGCTGCATGGATGAGAGCAGCTTTGGATTGCGATTGTGTGTTTATGTGCGTGGGTTGGGGTAACTCGCCGACGTGTTGCACAATCTTTAACGCGGTAAGGAATTTCAGTGGGGTGGATGGCAACAAGGAATATAGGGTGATTTATGGGAGATCGAAGGATAAGAAGAGCTGATAAATATCAGCCTTACTATTCCATCTACACCCTCAACAAATTTCTCACTAAAGTGGGGAAAGTGATAGAAATGAATGATTGGATTGATGATAAGAATTTTGCAGAAGGCAATTATTTCTTGAATGAAGAGGATGCAATTGCAAGGCTTAATGAATATAGAGTGCGAAGATTGGCAATCGCTTAATCGGATGCAAGGCAAAGGAAGAAATCGATAAGTAATGACGCAAGAAGAATTTAAGAATGCGGAGAGGGTGCTACCTAAAGATCATCCTCTCCGCATTCAGTTAGAGGAGGCTAAATGCGGACTCCATAACATGAATATGATGATCGCACATCAGAATATGAGGATTGCTAACATTATGGAAAAGATAATGGAAGTAAGTAAAGAATTGAATCATGAAGAAACAGGACATAATAATCAATCTACGGCAGATTGAAAAGGAAGCCGAGCGTTGCCATTGCTGGACGAAATACATCCCCAAGGAGGATGCGAAAAAGTACAGCATTGACAAGGAACTTGCCGAGGTGCAGAAGTTGCTTATGAAGATTGATGATCTGGCATTTAATATGTCGGCAAAAGTGAAAGGATCATGACAACATTACAGACAAAACAGACTTATCCGGTGAGCCTTACTTTCAGCAAGATTATCCGGAAGAGTGGAAGGAAGCCGACAGAGTGCAAGTGCGAGAAATGCAAGTCGCAGTGCCGCACGCCTTGTCTCGGCACACCGGAGGACATAATGAAGTTGATTGAGGCAGGGTATGAGGACAGGCTGGCACCGACTTCATGGCATGTCGGGATGCTTCTCGGTGTGCATGACCGACCGATCGAGATGGTACAGGCGAGGATTGAGGATAACGGCTGGTGTACGTTTTATCATGACGGCTTGTGTGAGCTGCATGATAAGGGATTGAAGCCGACCGAGGGGAGGTTGAGTCACCATTCCATCAAGCTTGACAATTTTGTGCCGAAGAAGAGCCTTGCGTGGCTCGTGGCTAAGGAGTGGATTAAGCTGGAGGGATTATTAAAAAGATAAAATAGTTGAGTTATGAAAATCAAGAGAACAATCAAGGTACCTACGGGTGAGATTTATGTCGCAGAGGGCGACAAAGGAATGTTGGAGTTCCTTACGGTTGGCGACTATGGCAAGGATGCCAATATCAAGGCTGACTTCCTTGGGATAACAAGAGAGCTGAACGGGGTGCCTAACGGTGAGCCGATGCCGCTCACAGAGAAATGGGTGATAACCATCTCCACGCAGTACGGCTGCTCGATGGGTTGCAAGTTCTGTGATGTGCCGAAAGTGGGAGCAGGACGCAACGCCACTTACAACGATCTCAAGGAACAGGTTCTGACCGCTATCCGTCAGCATCCGGAAGTGACGCGCACAAAGCGTCTGAACATCCACTTCGCCCGCATGGGTGAGCCGACATGGAATCCGTCAGTGCTTGACTTCGGGCTGCATCTGCATAGCGAAATCAGACCTTTCCTTGGCGACTCTCTCATACATCCGGTGATAAGCACGATGCTTCCCAAGAACAACAAGAATCTATATCAGTTCCTGTCAGATTGGGTATATATTAAAAACAATATATTCAAGGGTGATGCCGGACTTCAATTCTCAATCAACTCCACTGATGATGAGCAGCGTGACTATCTCTTTTCAGGCAATTCTCTTTCACTTGCTGATATTTCAGAGATAGGCAAGGATCTGCCGATGCCGATAGGTCGTAAGTATGCACTCAATTTCGCCCTTGCCGACAACAGCATCATAGACGGCAAGCGTCTGCGCGAGTTGTTTGACCCGGCGAAGTTCATGTGCAAGATTACTCCGCTGCACCGCACGGCAAGCTGTGAGAGCAACGGCATAGCCACCACTGACGGCTACGAACTTTTCACACCCTACAAGGCAGTTGAGGAGGATTTGAAAGCCAACGGATTTGATGTGATTGTATTCGTGCCGTCCTACGATGAGGACAACGGACTTATCACCTGTGGGAATGCGATATTATCGGGCAAGCTGCCAACAAGTAAGTATGAAATCATTGAGGATTGAGTTATGACAGACGAATTAAGAAATAGAACGTGGGCGGTGCTTCCTGAAGAGTTTAAGAGGGAGGTCAGAGAGATACACAAACATTATAGCAATACTTACAACGCATACCAAGAAGGAGCATTTAATGCTATTAAAATGATTTTCGGTCTCCACAATCTCACCGCCGAGGAGCAGCCGAAGCCTAAGTTTGAGGTAGGAGATAAGGTAATCGTCAACGGGAAGTTTATTTCTGCAATCTACGACATAGATACGAAAAATTATCCCGATTGTCCTTATTACATAAGGAAGCTTGATGGTTACTATGGCTATTTTGCCGAGTCTGACCTCCAACTCTACACTGAACCCGAAGAAACTCCAAACGAGGATTCCTCGCCCGAAATCGGTAAGGATTCTACGGATTCAGAGTCAGAACTGAATCTTTGTGAATTGTTGGCTGATTGTGTAGGCATGGAGTTTTACTCAAAGTGGTGTGGGAAGTGCTATCTCAAATCAATTAACCCCGATGGCACGAATTTTACCCTAACATATAATGATGGCAAAGCAAGTTTTTGGTTGTTACCTAATGGAAAAGCTACAGAAGATGGCGAACTGATGTTATTCCCATCTAAAGATGTGAGGACGTGGGAGGGGTGGCAACCCTATGAATACCGGCTGCAATCCGAGAGCAAGAAATACGAGAATATCCGCGAGCGTGATGCCTTCCTTGCAGGGGCGCAGTTTGCGGAGGATAATCTAAAATACGTCAAGTAATGAAACAGAATCTTACAGTTGAACAATCCGCTCGACTGATTGAGTTGGGAGTGGACAAAAAGAGAGCAAGTAAATGTAGTTCATACATGAAAACTTCTGCAAGTTGCAGAGGAATCATACAAGTACCACAATATAATCCAATCTTCACCCTTTCGGATGTGCTTGAAATGCTGCCGAAAGAGATGGAAGTTGATTTTCAAGGTAATGTTATCGCTTTACATCTTGTAATTGTTGCAAGCGAAAATAGTTGGGAAGTTAGTTATTCTGACAATAACACTTTGCAAACTGCTCCCGAACTGATAGACGCGCTATTCAATCTTCTTGTATGGGTGCTTACAAATTATAAAGACCAAGTGAATAAATGAAGAAACAGAAAGAAAAGGCAATCATTCGCAGAGGTGATTACAGAATCACAGAGAAACTTGATAAAGGATTTGACGAAGTTGAGAGGATATGGTATTATTTGCATATCAATACATACCACGCAACGGGAAGCAAACAGTGGTGTTGTCTTAGAGCGTCAACAGACCTTAGCAAGTTGGAGCATATCTTAGACCATCTTCAACCGATTATTTAAAAAGTGAAGCTATGAGACAATTAACAAAAGAAGAAGCAATCGCCTTTTGCGATAACAAACTTTACGAGGGAATGACCTCACGACAGATTGCCGAGTTTCAAATGATGCAGGATAGACTCTGTGTGCCATTTGATGTATTTCATAAAGCCGCTGAGGAAGCACTTGGCAGACCCGTATGGACGCATGAGTTTGCCGATTGTGATAGCCTGTTGAAAGAACTGATGGGTGACAAAGAACCACCTACGTTTGAAGAGATTATCAACCTTATCCCCGAAGAGAAAAGAATACTGATAAAGATATGACGATAGAAGATAAGGCGAAAGCATACGCGGGGAATAAACGTAGGCAGTTAACTACGGGTCAAGTTGTAGGTCTCCATATTGCAGACCTTGAAGATATTCTTTGCCAAGCCTACCTCCAAGGAGCAAAGGACGCTGAGAAAGAATATTCAGACAGAGTTATGCAGGCAATAGTATTGCTTGAACCTAACTTTGAGCAGACTAAAATGTTCAAGAACATTCAGAATAAGATTGTCGCGCAAGCGATGGCTGAAATAAACGATAAGATGAATAAATCATGACAAGAGAAGAACAATTACAAAGAGAAATAGAAGTGCCGTCAATGTACAATCAAATGAATGGCATGGAGAATGTATTCATTAACGGCGCAATCAAAGGTGCTGAATGGGCTGACACTCATCCTGCGTGGGTGATGTGCGAGGATAGATTACCGGAAGATGGAGAGCAAGTCTATTGCTACATGAAAAGTGGCTCATACGAAATACTTGTATGGAACGAGCGCTTCGAAGTATGGGATGATGCAGAAGGCTATGATTGTTTCTGCGACAAAGACCAAGTGTTGGCTTGGTTTGAGTTGCCTGAGTTTAACCCGATAAAAGAATAAGATATGAAAATAAGCACATTAATTGACATGCTTAAATATTTACAAACGACTGAAGGTGATGTTGAAGTAAAAGTTGCAACAGAGGGAAATGAGCTTGCAAAACATAGAATTATTAATGTTTGCGGCAATGCTCATGTTCTAATTGTGATAAGCAAGAGTGCATTTCCACTATAATATAATGAATCAAAAGAATAAGAAAACAATGGAAACAAAAGATTACAAAGCTCCGACAAGGAGAATGACAACCGCTGAATTTCAGCGCAAGGTGGAGTTGGCGATCATCAGCGAACGCCATAGTGACGAACCCGAACAGATACAGACTGTATGGTTGGGGTATGTCCTCGGGAATATCAAAGGTCTGTTCATCGCAGTCGGCAAGGATGGAGTGGATGGCTGCTACTACGAAGCTACCTACCGCTCCGAGACTGACGATGTGTGGATTGATGTGTATGAGAAGAAAGCGCAGATAAAACTCTAACAACAAAATCAAAGAATGGTAAGTCTGTAAGACCAGGCATCGCCCCGTGGACCAAAATATGTGATTATCACAGGCGATTAAGTTGCCGTAAAAAAAGGCGTAATTCAAACGTTCACTTTGTGGTAGATAGCTGCTAACCATGCTCTATCCTAAGCAGTCCGACCGAAAAATGGCGTCGATAAACTATGTTGCAAACCACCCATTCTTTTTTTTTAATTTGAATAAGATATGACAATAAGGGAACTGAAAGAACTTGACGACAAAGACATTCGTAAGTTTGCCTATGAGAGTCTGTACAATACCAAGAAGCTATCCAACACCAACGTGGATTGCTTTGTGACTGGATTCAAGTGCATGAGGAATAGGGTTCACGTCAACATGTCCGACACATTGCAGGATATCGTTGATTCCATCATAAAGAAGATAAATGATATAGACATGTCGGCAAGCTATGGTGGCAGATGCTACACCAAGGAGGAGAACACCTACATCCATAAAATTTCGGATGTCAAGGCTGACATTGTGAAACTTCTGGAAAAGATAGAGGACTATAAAATTGAATTGACTGTATAAGCTATGACCGTAAAAGAACTGAAAGAGATATTATCCGACTATCCCGACAACATGGAAGTGGCTATTGATATTGATTGGGCTGAGGATGTTTTATGGGTAGTAGATTATGTTAGTCCTGACTATACGAAATGCTATCTAATAATAGGGAACACCGAGGGGTTTCAATATAAACAATAAATTTTATAATATATGGACGATAAAGAGATAGACAAGCTGGCGAGGGAGATTGCAGAACTGCATTTTTTGAATTGTCCCGAAGACTCTGAAATATTGAAAGAGCATATCCACGATATAAAAGTTTATATCCGTGATATTCTCCGCACCCATGCGATTGTGCCGAAAGAGAAAGTGATTGAAGCATACAATGGTTGGGAGCAGTTTTTTGGCTCCAAACAAGAAGATGCTGCACAAGCTGGCAGGTGGCAATTAGAGGATATTTTTGGTTCCGAGCTTGATTTTAAGTCACTCGGCAAAGAACTCTTTAACGACAACGGCAATGAGCAAGAATGACATATACCGTCGTTTGGCAGAAAGGCTGTCAGACGAGCAAAAGGAGAGAGTTAACAAGTTTCTGTCCGAATGTGAACCATCAGGAACCTACGAAGAGATTCAGTTAAAGCTAAAAAGTCTGTTTACCGACAAGAATGACACAACGACCATCAAAGGGTGGCTATGTCGCGATGAAGATGGATATTTGGCAATCTTCTATGACGAGAAGCCAGAGCGATACTTCCCCAAGTCTATTGATGGATTCCCAAAAATGTCAGGCATTTGGACAAATTTCAATGGCAGCAGCGATGTTCTATCTGACAATTTTGCTCCGTGTGAAATCACATGGGATAGCGACCCCGTTGAAGTTGAGATAAAAATTAAAAAGATTGAGGAATGAAACCGACAACAAAAGCGAGCATCAAGTACGGATTGATTATGATGCTCCCGACACTGATTGCAGTAATCTTTTATCCGATATGGCTCATCTCTATATGGACGGCAGAAGGCTATCGGATAATACGCAAGTGGGCGATTAAGAAAGTGTATAACGTTAAAGTTGATGAAGGATGAAAACCTCAATATAGAAACGCTTCTTTCGCCGTGGTCACAACATCCAAGGCGGAGGATATGCCGCCAAGTCTAACGGATGGTGTGCGAAGCACGAAGCGAAGTCTACGAGAACGAGATTCAAGAGACTTATGGATAAACTTTTTAAGGATGATTAAAATGAGGAAGATATGAATAGAATCTGCTATTTCGGTACAAGGGGAAAGCCTGGGCATTACGCTCATCCCCTCGTCGGCTCGTTCACTGCCGCAGAACTTGAAAACATAAGCAAAATAGACCGTGCTATATATCACGAACACATAGAGCATGACGGATTCGGTTACGGATTCCTTCCACCTTTCATGTGGTATGCCATTCCATATAGCAAGGACGACAAAAGACCCGGTTGTATATCAGCCATATTTGTTGAAAACGCCAAAACATCAAAGGAAATCCGGGAAGCGATATTGAGCGACCCCGAACTGCGTTGGAGATTTGGAAAGAGATTCCCTAAAGAAGATGAGATATGAACCGACCGACAGACCCGAAGAAATGCAAGCATTATGAAGATGGATTTTGTGGATGCTTTCCTATCAAGGTGCGCAATACATGGCTCATCAGTGGGAATCGCACCACGATGAGCGGCAAATCCTGTGAACTATTAAGAAAGAAAGGGAATTGTCCCGACTTCACCCCTAAAACAAAGAAACAATGAGCAACCCTAAAGACTGCAAATATTACATCAATGACGGCTGCTTTGATGACGATCTATGTGCCAAGAGAGTAAAACTTCTAAAGGTTGTGGAAATCAACAGGCATTATAATTGCGGTTGTCTTGGCCGTGGCTGTCCGTATTTCACCCCTAAAACAGATAAGATATGATAATTACTCGAACGGATTTACCGAACCTAAAACTAATTGGAAAAGTTGTTGGCATAACAAGCGGATGCTTTGATTTGCTTCACTTTTATCATTTGCGCTATTTGGAGCGTTGCAAGGCTCTCTGTGACTTTCTCATTGTAGGAGTTGACAGCGATCTCCTCGTATGGCAGAATAAGCAGAAGACACCCATTATTCCGGAACATCACAGGATGGCTATGGTTGATGCCTTGAAATGTGTAGATGCTACATTCCGTATGGATGTTGTATCTGATATTGACGATTATGCTGTGATTGCGAACGCCGATAAAATGTTCAAGAATTTACCTAAGATTTACGGATCGGAAGTCACTCCTCATGAAGGTGTATCTCTTGTTCTGATACCGGATATAGAAGAAGTCTGCTCAACTACCGAATTAATAGAGAGAATAAGAACCGCACAGTCAATAATGAAAGAACCAGTTAAAACAGATAAACAATGAAAACAAAAGCAAGTAACGCAGCCTGTGCTGCATACGAAGAATGCAATGACAAAGATTGAGAATGATAAAGTCTATGTGCTTTTCTTCAAGGACACATACGTTGACGTGACAGGAGACGAGGAACCGCCCGAAGTCATGGGTGTGTTCACCTCCGTGGAGGAAATAGAGAAGTACATGAGCGGAGATTCGTGGCTTCAACAATATATCCGCGAAGATAACAAGTGGATAAGGAAGAGCATGATGGATTATCCCCATGACGTATACTATTACTATGAGGAGTTTGAACTTAACAAGGCTGAATGATGGCAAAGATTAAGAATGGCATAATCATAAACTGCAAAGTTTATGAAGCGGTAGAAACAACCGATAAAGAAGTTCCTTGTGGACTATGCGATTTGTTGGGAATATGTACTGATGATTGTAAAATGTTCAATAGTACTGAACATGAAGATGTCTATTTCCGTCTCCACCAACCAATGACTGATAAAAACAACAAGAAATGAAGAAAGATAATAGCCAGGAATCACAAGTGTCGATGAAGATGAACACCTACGTTTCCCAACTACCTTGGGTAAAAACAAGCGAGGATGCAATCAGAGAGCGTGCGCATAACTGCATGTTGTCAGAGACCGAAGATCTAAGCTGCGAAGATGATAGAGTACTCGCCGAATTGCGACACAGGTTTGAGCATCTCTACGTCCGAGGAGCGAGGGACTTTCTTAGCCTTCCGATCGCTGAACGTCTGACCGAGGAGGAAGCGAAGAACATTAGAGGAACCTACGCCTATGCGTTGAAACGTGCATTGGAGAATACCGGTAATCGGGAATATCTCTACGGCTACATGGAGGCGTTGCGCAATGTGTTCGGATGTAACTTTTTCGGCAGTCCCGAAGAAGTTGTGAAGTCTATCATTGACGCAAACGTGGACGTGCTAAAAAGAATCAAGGAGAAAGGAGACTGAATCATGAATGAAATAGCAATGTATTTGGGTTATAGCATACTTGGGATTGTCGCGCTTGTCGTGCTGCTCCTGCTGGGTGTCTTGCTTGGCGGCTTGATAGTTAGATTAATTTATAAAATATTTGGCTTATGAAGAAAAAGAAAACAGAGGACGAGGAAGTGTATCACTTGACACCGAAAGCCATATTCTTCAGCTGCCTTGCAGACGCTCATCTGCTTATAGATGATATAAATCCCAATAGGGATGCCGAGACTGCATGGGAGCTTTTTGAAATAAGGATGATGAAGCATGGATATATCAAGGATGAGTAATGAATTAAAGATATAGCAGAGACCCGAATGGCAGAGGGCGAGGCATCTCACAGTGAAACTTAGGAAACTTCGCAAACCTCCCTCCTCAAAGACGGAAGAGGGTGCTTCGCCCGAAGTCATTCAATAAAACTGAGATGAGATATGAGGATATTAATTAGTTCAATTCTATATGATTCTGATTATTTCAGAATAGAGAAAGACGTAAGACAAGTTCGTATTCCAAAACATTTTGTGGAATTGGGATATAATTGGGCACACCATGATTTTGAGACCTATGATGCAGATGAGTTGGAAACGCTCACCGTGGAAGTGTTCATGCTCTTCGTCAAGAAAGGCAAGAGGAAGAGATGCCGCTTTTTCAAGACATTGAATGATTTATTAATTGTGTTGAAAAAGGATTACAGGCTATATGTTCCAGAGTCTGAGATTGAGCAATGTATGTGTATCTCTGCATCCGGATTAAAAAATAATAATGATATGAAAACAGAAAATCACGTCAGCTACGAGCAGGCTGTCAAGTTGAAGGAACTTGGATTCAGCGAGCCGTGCAGAGCCTTCTATTGGACGGCTGATGGTCAGTTCAAGGAAACAGACCAAAAGGTTCATGCCAACAACCCAAATTGCACCACTATGGTAGCAGCTCCGCATGTGTGGGATGTGATGAGGTGGTTAAGGGAAGTTCATGACATACACATTGAACCCGATTTTGTCTATAAAGGTAATTATGATACTTATGTCAAGTCCGGCAAAAGAAATATATACCGCCCGATACCAGCGAGGTTTAAATCTTATGATGATGCTGTTTCCGCTGGCTTAGACGCTGCGTTGGGAATGTTGACAAAAGAGAAAGGGAATGAAACAGAATAAACTATGTGGCAACTGCCGATTGTGGCAAAAGTGGGAGCATGGCGAGTATCACAAGCACGTCTACGGCATCTGTTGTCTGCCGGGTGTCTTCACGACTTCGGATTTCCCGTGTGACCGACCAAATGAGTTTGTTAGGAATGATTGAGCCTTATCTCCACACATATCGGGTCTACGGGCAGCCGAAAATCAAGAAACCGAAGGAACTGAAAGGTCTGAAGCCGAAGTTCAAGGTCAGCCAAGGGGATTGCAAGTCAGCCAAGAGAGACGATGTCTACGTTGTCGGCAATGACGTGTGGGTCTACTTCGCTGACCTTTTCAGCAGATACGCCACGTTTCCCGATGTTGGGGATATGACGCTACCGACTGCCGCGATTGCCGCGAAATATAACTTAGACCGGAAGCGGTTCAAGACTTTCGTCTACGCTGACGGCTGGTGCCGGATCTTTAACCGCAATGAGGGTTATGTGGTATTTCCTAATCTGATTTGGGAGATGAGACGGACGAGATATGTGCCGGAGTTGATTTATGATGTCTGCGATGCGTTCATGAGGTTATCCGAGACTGACAGAGGATTTTGCCGATGTGGTATGGATGTGCTTGATGAGCGCACCGCGACATACGAGAGAGTGATAAGCGAAATGGTTTATAAATTTGTAAAAGAAGATAGAGGATATGAATAAATATATTGATGAGGATGAAATCATCCAACTTTCACAGGCAATAGCATATTTTCAGACCTGTGTTAATAAAAGTAAGTCGGAGATTGAGAGGTTTTACTTCTCACGGAAGTTATCGGATTTGAGACATGAGTATGAGATAAAGCTTGTTTCCTTCAAGAGTATTCAGGAAGAGTGTCAGGAAAGGGAGATTAAGAATCGGAATCTCATGGAGAGAGATAAGGCAATAAAGGAGCTTCTAAATGAAGGCGCATTTACTAAAGAGGCATACGAAGAGCATCTTGATGCAATTCGTGTCAGAAATGAAGAGGAAAAGAGACATAAGGATCGTGAGCTTCAATCATTGAAAGAGAAATATCAGGAATATCTTGCAAAAACAAAGGCTAAAAATCCGATGGATGAGGAATCATTCTTGAAAAGCAAGAGGTTTAGGCGGGAACCGATCAATCTTCCGGAGGTGACGTATGACGAATATGTGGAAGAAATTATTGAACTTCGCATTGACGAAAACAATGAAGTTAAACTTCATGCATTTTAGTAGATTGATTTATAAAAATTGACTATCTTTGTAAAAAGTTCATTATATGGGGAAAATAGATAATTATATTGATTTCAGCAAGGGGGCATCCAGCACGATAACGAGTCTTAAAAATAAGGCAGTGGTTGTTCCGTCATGGAAGCGTCTCAGATTAGCGTATGATGCAAGTCAACATGAGGTTTTGACAGACACACAGAACCTTCGTGATAAAATGCGACCAGATAACACGATCGAGAAGTCAACCCGCCTTTCGCTCGGCATGGAGAAACTTCTTGTCAGTAGGATGTCACAGTTCATGTTCACCATCCCACCCAAGAGGATCTATAAGAATACTGAAGGGAATGAGACCCGTCAGCAGATAGCAAAGGCGATCGAGGCAATCTACAAACATGCCCGGATCACAGCGCACAATCTGAAACGTGCGGAGCAATACTTCGCCTGTTGCGAGATATTCACGCTCTGGTATGTCACCAAGGATCCCAACACCATCTATGGATTCGATTGCGACTACAAGCTCAAATGCAAGACCTTCTCGCCCAAAGATGGGACCGCCCTCTATCCTCTGTTTGATGAACATGATGATATGATTGCCATGTCTATCGAGTATTCGCGGACGGTAGAGACTGAGACTGTCAACTATTTCGAGACCTGGACGGAAGATCGTCACTACAAATGGAAGAACGGACTCGGTGTCGGAGGCTGGGAGTTAGCGGAGCCTCCCACAGAAATCAAGATCATGAAAATTCCCGGTATATACCTTTCCCGCGAGGAGGCTATCTATGAGGATGTGGCGGAAATCCGCAAGGAGATTGAATATACATTATCCCGCAATGGCAATATCCTTTCCTATAATGCAGCTCCAATCCTGAAGGTTATCGGGGAACTTGTCGATGATAGCGAGAGGAAGGGTGAAGACCAGAGGGTGTGGAGGCTTGAAAAAGGTGGTGAGATCGGATATGTGGAGTGGAATCAGTCAAACGCAGCCATGTCATATCAGATCAGTCAGCTTGTCGACCTGTTCTGGACGCTCTCCCAGATGCCTGACATATCATTCGCAAACATGCAGAAGCTCGGCAACATCGGATATGACGCACGAGAGACCCTGCTGACAGATGCACATCTGAAGGTGGGTGACGAAGCCGGGGATTGGTTGGAAGCATTTGACCGGGAGACTAACGTCATTAAGGCTTTTCTTAAAGAGATGCACACCGAATGGCGCGATGAGATTGACAACGTGGAGGTAGAGCATGCAATCACACCGTTTATTCAGAAAAACGAGAAGGAGGAGATAAGCAAGCGCATGACCGCCAACGGGGGTAAACCAATCGAGAGCCAACGCGAGTCAATTGTGCGTTATGGCATGTCGCTCGATCCCAATAAAACAATGGAGGAAATCCGCAAGGAAGAAGAGGAGAGTGCGAGTGTAGCTATTCCAGACATCTTCGGGAGCGGGCAATAAAGGAGCCTATTGCCATCAAAGACCACGGTTCACCAATAGTCGTGGTCTTTCTTTATGCCTACACGAAAAAAAGAGACGGTCCCCACATACGCGGAAACCGTCTCAAAGGATTGGTCGAAGACTCTCAAAGACTGAACTCCAACAGTTCCTGTCCTAAAGAGTGTAGCGCGTTCTTAATCTTAAACTTGACTTACGTTTTTATTGCTTCTCTTTTGTTGATTTGACAAACAATCCCACAAGGGAGACTCCTCCAATGCCAAATAGGAACAAGGCGGCATTCTCATGTCCGGTGAAAACAAATGTAGTGGCAAGACCCATAAGGATAACAGCAAGGGAATATCCCATATATTGACCTCTCTTGATAAGATTGATTTTCTTAAAGGCAATCTCCTTGTTGTCCTTGCGAGTCTCAGTCCTTTCCGTTATCTGGCTATCTTGTTCCTTTTCCGCCATCTGCATTATTCTTTCAGCTCCATTGGGAATGATATCATCATATCCCTTCATGATATTGGGAGGAGGAAGAGGTGCGGATAAAAACTCTGTTTTCACAAAAGCTGAAATGACATGAGAATCCGAAGATTGCTCAAGAGGCGCGGAATACGAAACGGATTCTGGATCCGGATACATATTTCGCGCCTCAGGTGAATTTGAATCGCGTACAGAGGGATTATTTGATTAGTCTTGATTCATAAGCCTTGGTGATATAAGATCCAACCTGTCTCCAATAGTCGGCTATGTTCTGTGCATCGGTCTTATTGTTGGAATCTATCGGTTCAACATCAATTACGGACGGCCAGAATATGCTTGCCATTCCAATAAGGAAGCTGCCTCCCATAATTTTCTTTAATTGAGCTTTCATACTCTCATGAGGTTTTAAATTATTGTGCAAAATTATATAATAAAAACCAAAACTATTATTGAATCCATTCTCAATTTAAGAATTAATATGAATTTTTAACTATTACCGTAATGTCATGTTCTATCCTTCAAAATTCCCTCACAACCCTAATGTGAGGGAATTTTATAGCCCTCCGAGGTCAAAATCGAACGAAACCGAGGGTCTGTTTGAAAAATTTTTCGAAAAAATTCCTAATTTTGTTTGCGCATTGCTAAATTGTTATTAATTTTGCGGTGCCACATTGATTGATAGGCTTAACCTATTTCGCGGAGCAAGCGGTTATTTGCTCAATATAATTGGGCTTTTTTTATGCCCACACATTAGGATATTGGCGGTTGCCTATACGTAAGTTAAGATTTAGCCTTTCGAGGTGAAGTCCATCAACTTTCAGCAGCGTATAGGTGACCCTCTCTTAAAATAGGCGATTGTCTATTGCGTAAAGAACGTGACCCCGTGAAAATGTGGGCTTATCAATCTTGTGGCAGCGCAATATGGCAGTCGCTTTTCCTATGCCTATCACGTTCAAAAAAGCCACAAGATGAACGAATTAGTAATTCAAGGAGGCAATGGTCAAGATGTGACCACCTCACAAATTGTTGCACAAGTATTTGGCAAACGTCATTCAGACGTTCTTCGAGATGTGCGAAATCTCAAATGTAGCGATGATTTCCGTAAACGCAATTTTGCGCTGATGGTGGAAATGAAAGAGTTACCACAAGGAGGAGCGCAAAAATCGGAATTTTACGAAATGACCAAGGACGGGTTCTCATTCCTCGTCATGGGTTACACGGGCGCAAAGGCAGGTCAGTTCAAGGAGCAGTTCATCGCGGAGTTCAACAAACGCGAGATGATGCTGAAAAGCGATGACTACATCCTCATGCGCTCGCAGCAGATTCTTCAGAAGAGAATCGAGTTGGCAGAGCAGAAGGTGAAGCAGCTCGAGGCAGACAACGAGACCAAGCGCCAGCGCATCGAGCAGCAGACGGAGACCATCGAGCAGCAGAACGTCACCATCAAGGAGCAGGCTCCCAAGGTAAACTACTACGACCAGACGCTCCAGTCGGTCAACACACTCACCACAACGCAGGTCGCAAAGGAAATCGGGCTCGACGCATCGAAGCTCAACAGGAAGATGAACGAGGCGGGCGTGATATTCCGTCAGTCGGGGCAGTGGCTCCTTCGCCAGCCGTATTCGTCATGGAACCTCTCGGCTACACGGACGCAGACCTACACGCGGTCTGACGGCACCACCGGGACATCGACCTACACGGTGTGGAACGAGCGCGGCAGACGCTTCATCCATGCACTGCATGAGAGCGGCTACAACGCAAGGGCGGCGGTCAAGATGATAAAGAGTGCGGAATGAGAAGTGGAGCCCGAAAAAACGATGGAAACAATGAAGACGATAGATTCAATAGAGAGCGCGATATTTGAGTCGGCGAGAGAGTGGGTATGCCTCCATGACGCGGACGGCAATCAGGAGAAGGGCAACACCGTGGAGATGATCCTCCGACTGGTGTCGGATTGTGTGGGCGACCTGATGATGCCCGACATGGAGCCGATTGTCAGGGCGGTGTGCCACTACATCACCACTAAGGCGAAGGGAGAGGAGGCCGACAAGGCTGTCGAATCCCTCACAAAGCTGTTGGAGATAAAGTCACGCATCGACGATACACGTCCTTACTTCGAGATACTATCCTTCGGTGTGGAAGACTACCTTGAACAGAAGCTGCTGTTCCAGATAAACGGCAATTGACAGAATTTAAGTCCCGACATTGGGATATGTCAGAGTTATTTGCTAACTTTGCAATGGCGAATGCCACCCGTGAGGATTGCGGTTCGATTCCGTCTCACATTTAGGGGTGTCTGATTATTTCAGAAACCCCTTTATTTTTTTAGTATAATTATCAAACCTTAGGTCTTTATAACCTAATTCTTTTACTTTTCCATATTGGTTGATAAGAACAATATCCCCCAATGGAAGATTGTTGCGTTTCATGTAATTTGTTCGATGTAAATTTCCTAAAATATTTTTATATATTAAACTTATTTATTAATTTTGTGTCATACTTGAAAATATTATTACATGCGGGGGGTGTACCGAGAAATCGGAGCCTCCCGTACCATTTTTTTTAATATAGCTTATTAAACATTATGCCGCTTTGTGTGAGGCAAATGATTCTTTTAAATCTTCTGAAAGGCATTCCTTTATTTATCATGCCAATGTAACGTGATATGGCACGTGTAAATTCGGGATCATTATATTCTGTATTTGGTAGAAATATTACTGCTACTTCCACATTATCCTTGGATGAACAGTGTTTTAAGCCTCGAACTATATTGTTGGGGGTTCCTGTTTCACATGAGGCTAATTCAAATAGAGAACCGTCCCAAGAACCTTCAGTGTATCGTTCTCCAATTCCCTTTCCAGATTCTTTCTCTAAAATAACTGAATGGCCTTGTTGGAAACCAATTTCTTGCACCTTGGTTTCATACCAGCCCTTCTCTTTGTCAATGTTATGTTCACTATGCGTAGCTTTCAGGCCTCCATTCTTGGGATTGAACTCCACATCCTTGTAATTCTTATCATTCTTCAGTCTCTCGTATTCTTTTCGGTTCGCTTCTATACGAGCTATTTCTTGGGGAGATTTTGTATTATCCTCTCTTGTGTCCGTTGATTTATTCAATATCCCATCCACGACCTTCTTGTTATCCTTGATGAAATACGGCAGCGTTCCGCGTCCTTCGGCAGCCGTGATACGGTCTTCATTATCATGTATCCAATCTTTGAATTTGTCCGGTACGTCAATGACCTCATTGACGGATGGCTGCTCCTCTTCACTGTCGGGGTCATAATCCATGAACTCATCCTCGGTCTTCAGTATAGGGATGCAGTAGCACATGCAGTTTGACCCCCAGAAGCATTTGCCGTTTCTGTGGATATACATGATGTGATTCTTTGATAAGGTCAGGTCGTAGACTTTCCCGGAATAATTGACAACATCTTTTTGAAATACCGTAGCGGTGGATGAATGGCATTCCGAGATTTTCCAACAAGAATAATTGCTTCTTATCAAAGTACCATCCTTCTTTTTGCTGACACTTGGAGGTTGAAGCGCGAAGGAGGGTCTGTTCCCGACCTTCAGGATTAATTCGGAAAGATCTGCGGCAAGTTGCTCGGACGTTGTGAAATAGACACGCTCTTCATTCTTACCCCGGAAAAGATGGCCATGATTCCCGATGAAGCATTTAGGGCCTCTTATATATCCATCACACTTCAGGAAGGCATCAAGGAATATGCGTATCTGTCGCGGCGATGCGTTTTTTATCTCCGAGGGGATAAACTTATTCCGGCATGTCCCGAACCGGGCAACATATCGGTTCAATGCCGAGTTGTAGATATTCACATTGTCTTTTGAAAGTTTAGGATTATATTCCATCCTCCGGGCAACATCGATAATCGGGAGTCGTGCAGGCTCACCATCCTTCTGCGAGATGACCACTCCGGTTCCATGCTGAATGCTACCATCGGAAAGATAGTAACCCATGAACTCGCAGAAATCATCAAAATTCACCTCCCTATCCTCCAATTGGAAAGAAGGCACATCGGCAGCATGATAATGAGCACCCCTATAAAATGCTCCGAGAGATTTGCGGAAATTCATTGCTTCGGCATATCTTATCTCATCTGTGTTCTTCCCCAGATACACCATACGATGCTCCGGAGTCACCAAACAATCAAGAGAGCGATTGTGGAACCATATCATCTTCCCATCTCGTTCGTAGCATTGTTGAGTCACGATGTTCACCCATTCCATTTCTTTCGTGGCGGGATTAAGAGACAATATAGCATCATCGGGAAGCACATCTTTAAAGAGCTTCCATCCACGTCCGGTCAATACTTCGCTATCATCTGAATAGCACTGCGGATGCCACCCCTTGAAGTCAAACGACTTCGGATATTTTCCGGCAAGCTCATCGCAGATGTCCTCCACATGGTGTCCGTTCTGTGTTGTCTTCACCTCGAATCCGACAACAAAATCAAACTGCTCCCACCGTTTCTGTTCGGCGGTGCGGTAAGCCATATTAATCTCGGTGCGTGCGAGTCTTTGCGCGTTCCTTGCAGATGAGCGGTAGACACCGGTACCTGGATGATATGCCTTGGCATTATCAGACAATTGCAGGTTGCCGAACTTGTCACGGATCTTGCGGAAACGTTTGTCCGGTTCCTTCAGATATTGCTTTACATCGGCGGCGAGACTCATTGCAGACGTGCCGGGATCAATGGCGGCAGACAGACTCTCCTCCAGCTCTGTCTTATATTGCTCCGTCAGATTCCACACACGCTTGCTTAGATTCATGCCGTTTTCCACACGATTCTGAAAAGCCTTCAGTGCATCCGAGTTTAACCGGAAATAGCGGGTGTACTCCTCACCATTGCGGTCAGTTCCGGTGTATACTTTCAGTACCTTCTGCGCCACAAGATCCTGAACGAGATTGCTCTGTTTCCATTCTTCGGATGTGGAGGACATGATCACACCCATCAGGTTATTCATGAACTCTTTCTGTAATTTCAGAAATGCGGATTTCGTTTCCGGATAATCGTTGAAGGAGAATGGTTTGGCCTGGTCAATATCAAAGAGAGATGCCAACGAGAGAGATTCGCGAAGCATCTTATCATATACACTGTTTATTGCAGATAGGTATTTTTCTATCCGCATTTTAAGCCGTTTGTTATTCCGTTGGAAATTCGGCAATCTTACTTTCCCCATGAACTTTTTGAATTTGGTACGAAATTAACAAAAAGTATTTATATTTTAAATATATTGATGTGTATATATGGATGATTCTTAATAATCAATATAAAATTGACTCAGTGGGATCAATTTCAACCTAATACGATTTCACATTTGCATAATTCCATAAAAATTAGTAATTTTGGAGTGCTTTTAGGAGCTGTTGACTCAGCTCTATCTTTTGGATAGCGTTGCCTGTGAAGGTAGCGCTTTTTTTGTTTAAAAATATTTGAAATTTAAATACTTTTTATTAACTTTGAACTATATTATCTATCTTTAATTCAGAAGGTATAGCAGTGCTAAAAATCAATATCTCAAACAATGGAAAGCATTGGGATAAGAAGGTCAGTATTTTCGGCATCCCGATATACCATCGCCACGACTATACCGCAGAGCCGGAAAGAAAGACCGTAGGGTTCAACTGCCTTCCGTCCGACCTGGTAGAGATAGATGATGATTGTTTTCCTGAAGAAAAGCAACATAAGAATCAAAACAAATAAGGATTTCCAGGCTCCAGGGAGTCTGTTTACTCGGGTGTTGGATTCGGTTATCAGCGAGAAAAATTAAAAATAACAGCGAGAATGAATCAAAAAAATATAGAACCGCATCAATTCAAGAAGGGTCAATCCGGCAACCCGAAAGGTCGTCCTGTGAATAGGGCAGACAGATATGTCGAGAAGAAGTTCGGGAAGAAAAGATTGAGGGAATTGAAGAATGAATGTTCAGCCGCTGAAATAAACTCGGCGGAACAGTATGTATTGCACATGAGCAAGCCGGAGATAGAGTCTGTCAAAGATGACGAGGAAGCCCCCAATTACTTCAGGAGTCTGTGTAATTCAAGCGTGACAGACTTCTCAGTAGGCAGGACAACAACAGTTGACAGGCTTCGCGACCGTCAATACGGAAGCGTGACGCAGGATGTCAACGTTTCCGGAGAGGTGGGCTTCATGAGCATACTACGCGAGAACGGAATCATAGATGAAGAGGGAAACCTCACCGAAGGAGAATAAGGCAATCAATGTATGGCGAAGGGGAGCGGAAATACAAGATGTTCATCACATGGTGGGAATCCTTATCATGTCAATGGAGTACGCAAGGAATATTGGGAGTTGCCTCAATCTCAGCAGCGCACAGTGCAATCCCTGATGAAGACCTATAGCAAGGGGATGAGGGATAATCTTCGCGAGAAAACAGTTATGATGAAATCTGACGGTAAAGAAATTCAAGTTGGATTTAATCGAGAAGGTTGCGACCACCTTGTAAGGGATGCTATGATGAAGTTGAGTGGTAAATATTTTAGTAAGAACTCCCTTTATAATTTTGATAGAATATTGGAGAAAGCGGTAGAATTACCATCATCACATGCGTTATACAAGGAACGGCATGATGGGAAGACCAAATTCTTTAAGTATACTGACAATGAGGGGCGAGGGGTAATTATTAAAGTTGCTTATAATCCCACGGCAGGTGATAAGAAACGTTACTTTCCATACTCACTTGATGATATTTCATAAAAAAAGGCTCGGTCCGCCACTTCCGCATAGCGAGCGGAGGGAAGCCGAGCGAGGGATAGCAACCGCCGGAAGCACTTCTTTTGAAGCATCTGGATCGGAAATACACTATCTAACGAGATAACTCCTTTGATTGCAAAATTAATAAGAAATCCTCAACAATAAAAATAATGTTCAACGAATTATCCAGATACGACGATTATATCCCCGACTGTCTATTCCCGACAGACAATCAGATGGAGATACCGACCTTGCGGCTCGATGTTCAGCCAAGGTTGGTGGAGATACCGGCATATTGCTTCGGGGAGCAAAAACGAACCACCAATATGTATGGTCACGGCATATTGCACTTCTATACCGATGACTACCGCTGGCAATCCGTCTATAAGCACCCTGAGAAGATATTGAAATACAATCCCGGTTCAATCGTTGAACCTAACTATTCGCTTTTCAATGAAACGCCGATGGCTTTCGGCTTGCAGGGTATCTATAAGAAACGGTGGATAGGCAGACAGATGCAGGAGCGCGGTATCGGAGTGTTCGTTGACCTGAATGTTGCCAATAAGTTCTATGCCGCTAATCTTTTCGGTGTCCCTAAAGGCTACGGAGCGTTCTGCACTCGTGGATATTCCGACCGCATTCCGGCTTTGGAATATGAATATATGATTGCTCAGAGGGTGGCTGATGGCAATAGGATGACCTTCGTGGTTTATGGAGGTGGCGAGGATGTAAAGGCTTGGTGTCGCGACCACGGCTGCGTCTACATCACGCCAATCGTATCAATCAAGAGCAAGCTCAAAGCAATAGAGAGGATGAAGGAGAATGTCGCATCGTTCGACAATGCGTCACTTATCGAGTCTTTACCTGTAAAACAATTCCCGACCGCGAAGGAACTTTATGCGAAACAAGTAATAGATTTTAACAACCAATAAAATATTGGATGATACATGGTCATGTTCGATTCGCTCAAAGATGAAAAATTATTCATAGCATATCACCGGCTCATAACCCTTTGGAAAGAGGACTGGAACCGCTTTGTCAGGGATGCTCTTGGCGCAACTCTCGACCGCGAGCAACAGCAGATAATATCCTCTGTCCAATTCAACCCACGTACCTCCGTGGCTTCCGGCACATCACGGGGAAAGGACTTCGTGGCGGCATGTGCGGCACTCAGTTTCCTTTATCTTACCCCGCGATGGAACACGAGGGGTGAGCTTGTGCAGAATACCAAGATAGCACTCACAGCACCGACAGACAGACAGGTCAAGATAATCATGATGCCGGAGATCTCCCGGCTATGGAACCGGGCGAAGACACGCGTCCCCGGATGGATGGGGCGGCTTAATTCCTTCAGCATCCGGTTTGACAATGACGAATGGTTCCTTGCCGGATTCAAAGCTGATGAAAATAACCATGAGGCGTGGTCGGGATTCCATGCCGTCAACACCATGTTTGTCGTCACCGAGGCTTCCGGTATGTCAGAGAACATCTTCTCGGCGATAGAGGGCAACCTTCAGAATAACTCCCGGATCCTGATAGTCTTCAATCCCAACACCACTACCGGATATGCAGCCAAGAGCCAGAAGGAAAGTCGATGGGCGAAGTTCAAGCTCAATTCGCTTAATGCGGAGAATGTTATCCGCAAGAAGGTGATTTACCCCGGACAGGTGGACTACGAATGGGTGAAGGATAAGGTTGACCTTTGGTGTTCGCCGATTCAGAAATCAGACTTCAATGAAGGTGAGGGGGATTTTGAATGGGAAGGGAGATATTACCGACCTAATGACCTTTTCCGCATCAAGGTGCTCGGCATGTTCCCGAAGGTCTCCAGCGATGTTCTGATTCCTTACGAGTGGATAGAACTTGCCAACAGACGATGGGAGGAATACCGCCGTGAGGGATTCAAGACCGCGAAATCATGTCGCCTTGGAATTGATGTGGCGGGTATGGGTAGAGATAGTAGCGTTCTCATCCCGCGCTTCGGCAGTTATGTCCCGGAGATCATCAGTCACCACTCGGCAGGTCAGGCAGACCACATGAAGGTGGCGGGTATGGCTGTGCAATATCTCCGCTATAAGGGATGCAAAGCGTTTGTAGATACCATCGGCGAGGGTGCCGGAGTCTGGGCGCGATTGAGAGAACAGGGATGGAAGAATGCATTCTCATGTAAATTCTCCGCCGGAGCGAGAGAACTTCACGATGTAACCGGACAATACACATTTGCCAATATGAAGGCATATCTCTATTGGGCGGTTCGTGATTGGCTCGATCCCAAAAATAATAACCTTCCGGCATTTCCACCGGATGACCGATTCATGGAGGAGGCTACCGAAATCAAATATTTCTTCCAAAGTAACGGTGCGATAGCGATGGAGAAGAAGGAGGAGACAGCCAAGAGACTGAGGAGATCACCGGACACCTTCGATGCCCTTGCAAACACATTCTATCCATACAATCTTAGCATTTTGTCAGATGAAGCATTGCTAAATGCAGGACTATAATTTTTTTATTTAAAATATATTTGAATTTTAAATACTTTTTAATATCTTTGCAAAACGAAATCTAAAAGTTCGGGACAATCACAAATTGTCTCATGTACAGAATATTCTTACTACTACTACTTATTTCATTATAATGAACAAGAGACAACGTAAAGTTTTACAGATGTTGAAACCGAAAGTGAAGGCGCTCGGGTTCAACGAAAAGGAGCTGAAGAGTGTCGCTGCCAAGATTGCCGACAATCTGACCTCCGAAGAAGATGCCTCAGATGAGGATGTCAACGCAGAGATTGAAACATCCATTGAAGCGGTGCTCCCATACCTTGTTCTCGGTCAGTCATACGCCAACCGCGTGATCAACGACTCCAAAAAGAACGTGAACGAGGAAGATGATGACGACGATGAGGAGGATGATGAGGAAGAAGTCATCGTGAAATCAAAGTCCAAGTCAAAAAAATCCAAAGCAAAAGACAGCAAATTTGATGAACTCACGGAGCTTATCAAAACCCTTACGGAGAGTAACAAGGCTCTTGCCTCGGACATTGCCTCCATCAAGGGAGAGAAAGTGACGAATACCCGTCGTGAAAAGCTGGAGACTCTTCTGAAGGGAACAGGCTCATTCGGCAAGGGGATTCTCCGCAGCTTCGACAAGCTCTCATTTAAGGATGAGGACGAGTTCAATGATTTCCTGACGGAAGCGGAGGAGGATTTGAAAACCTTCAACCAGGAACGTGCCAACGCCGGACTGGAGCTTCTCGGAGCACCGGGTACCGGAGGAAGTACGAAAGGAAAGAAGGATGAACCCAAAGTTTTATCAGAGGATGAGATCAAGGCAATAGCCGCCATGTGATCACCTTGCAAATTCAAGCAATTAAATGGGAGCAATCGCAGATTTAACAGAGAAGGGCGCAGTCTATTCCGACGGCATGGATTCCATCGTGATACGTCGCTGCGGTGCATGCCTTATCGGCGGATGCACACTCGACATGACCGGATTCCCGGACGATACCGTTCGTGCCGGACATTTCGTGATTCATGAGACAATCACCGACACCTACAAGCCTCTTGGCGTTAAGGATGGTGCATACGTCGCAATTCCAGAAGGTCACACCTATGAGGGTGTTGTGCTTGCATCAAAGTCAGCGAAGCAGCCGTTTGTGTCAGTGATGTATGAGGGAGAGGTCAATGATCTTGCATCGCCATACCCCGTGACCGACACTATCAAAGAGGCGCTAAAGACAACCCTTCCGGGTCTTTATTTCAAACACGACTAAAAATCAAAACAGATTATGGCACAGCCTTCAATTTTTCAAAAATTCATCGAGCAGTTCATGCCGGTTCTCGGACTTTATATCACCGAGAAAGTCAACGGCAAGAGTGAACGCGAGAGGACATATCTTTTCAAACAACGTCTGACCCCGGTTTACTCTCCCGATCAGAAATGGGAGGGAACCTCGGCAAACACACGCTACGTTGCCGCAGACTATGTGGCACTCGACTCGCCGCTTCCCCTCAAACGTCGCAGTCAGATCTCCTCATCCAACGGCAAGCTGCCGAAGATCGGCATGAGAAAGGTGCTCAACGAGACTGACATTAATAGCATCAACATCATGGAGGGACAACTCTCCCAGATAAAGGATCCGGAAAGCTCGGCATACGTCCAGAAGAAGCGTCAGATTATCAAGAAACTCGCCGACGACCCGACCGCCTGCGCCATCGGTCTCGATGAGCTTAATGAGTTCGCATACCAGTATGGTATCTCCAACGGCATCGTTCTCGTCAAAGGTGATCCGAACGATGGTAATACTGGAATTGGTATGCGCGTAGATTATGGCTACAAGGATTCCAACATCTTCCGCACGGAGACCCCAGAGGATTGCACTGGTGATGATTTTCAGCGCATCGTTGACAAGGCTAACGCCGATGGCAATTCTATAGCCGTTGCGATGATCTCCAAGTGGAGACTTGACCGCATACGCCGCACACGTTGGGCGCGTGAGCTTGCCGCCGATTACAAGGAGCAGACCTACACCGACACTACAAAACTCCCCGTCCCCTCTGTCAAGACCTTCTCCGAAGCCTTTGAGAACGAGTATGGATTTGGCTTCATCGTGGTCAATCGCACCATTCTTCAGGAGAAGAATGGCAAGGACATTCCTGTTAAGCCGTTCAACCAAGATCGCGTTGTTTTCCTTCCAAATGCTGATAAGGATGGTTCGCTCGTTTACGGTACTCTTGCCGAAATGACCCATCCGGCGAAGCATGTGGAGTATTCCACCGTTGACGAGTACAAGCTCATTTCTCGCCTGTGTGTCACGGAGCCTTCACTTACCGAAGTAACGAAGGGACAGGCTCTTGTCCTTCCGGTGATAGAGGATGTAGACGCAATCTATGTTCTTGACTTCTCTAAGGCTGTGGAGCTTGACCCCTCCGATGCGACCGATGAGGGAGCGGTAGATACCAACATCACCATCTCCGGCACACAGTATCAGAAGGCAGCTGTGATCAAAGCTCTCAATGACATGGGAGCAAACGTGAAGGCATCAGCTAAGGATGCTGCGGTCATTAAGGCTATTAATGCCCTCAGCGACGAGGATACCGCCAAACTGATGGAGGCTATCAAGGACTCAAAAGCATCCGTGTGATAATCATATAAAGGATCTAAATAGTTATTGTTGTTTTTTTGAGAATTATGAAGACAATCAGTCAAGCATTGAAAGATGAGATCCATTATCCGTTGGGCGATGGATTCATCGAGAACAAACTTTTATCGCGAGGTCTCAACGGGGAAGAGATTATCACAGCCGAAATAATGGCAGAAAAGTCGTTCAAAGGTGCTGTGGCTGATTGTCTCATATCTCTTATTGAAGCACCTAACTTCTCGGAATCCGACATATCGGTTTCACTCAGCAGCGCAGACAAAGAACATATCCTCAAACGAGCCAACCGCCTCTATGCCGCCATCGGGGAGGAAGAGAAGGTCATTTCTGACCAACCGAAGGTGCGCATAGGGTTCCCGAATACCCGCTATGTCCGTCATTAATTTAAAGCCACACTATCTCCGGTGGCTGACCATTTCCGGAGGCTATGAAGATGATAATGGTGACTGGCATCCGGGAGAGGAAGAGTGGAGCGAACCGATGGGGTGTCACGCAGTCCCGGCAGGACAAGCCAACATCATCACGTACGCCGACGGAACGACCGCCACCTATTCATTCACCATCGGAAGACTCCGCCCCGATTGCCGTGAATTTATGGTAGGGGAGAGGATTCTTCTGAATATCGATGACAAAGAGAGGGAGTTTCATGTCAAGGGATTCCACCGTTGGCAATTGCAATCAAAGATATGGGTGTAGAATGCACAAATCCGCAAGGGTTTCTTGACAACCTTTTTGCGAGGATGCAGGAAATCATCAGAGAGGAGTTCATAAGAGCCTTTTCCTATCTTGGGGAGCAATGTATCAGAAAGGTCAGAGATAGACCTGGAGATGCAAGCTGGTTTGATCAGACGGGTAATCTTAGAAGTTCAATCGGCTACGGAGTGTTTGAGGATGGTCGCAAGACTATTCAATCAGCGTTTGAATCGGTCCTGAAAGGGGCGCAAGGTTCAGCCATCGGCAGAAAGGAGCTTGATAAATTGGCGGGCATGTATTCCGACACCTTCGCACTTGTAGTGATTGCCGGAATGGAGTATGCCGATTATGTTGAGGCTATGAACAACAAGGATGTTCTTGCAACCACCGAGATATGGGCGCGACGCGAAATGAGCAGATATGTAATCATGGCGATTACGAGAGCAGAAAGACGAATCAATAAACTCATTATTTGACACATGGTGAACGAATTTGACATATTGGGTGATGTCTACCACTATCTGAAAGACTCCGAGCTTGCCAAAGTCGTCACAGGTCAGGTAAGCAAGACCGGACGAAAGACAGATAAGGAAGACATTTGTATATCGGTTCTTTCGGATGTTCCTATTTCGCAATTGCAGGAAGCCTTTGTTAATGTCAACATCTATGTCGCAGACCTCCCGGATGGCAAAGGTGCATACATTGAAGACACAATAAGACTAAAGAAGATTTGTGCGCTTGCACTGCAAACCCTAAAGGTTGGCAGTGGGGAAGGTTTTAGAATCTCCCTATCAACGCAGAAGACTTTCAAGGTGGAAGGTGCAAACGAACATTTCATCAATAATAAGATTTTATATCAATTTTGTAACGATTAAAGAATCAAGACTATGATACAACTGATGTGGGGCGAGGCGTTGGCTGCCATTGCTAAGAAAAAGGCTGACGGTTCTTACGATGCCTTCCAGAAACTCCCCAAGTGTGTGGAAAATGCACTCCAGCTCAATACCACAAAGGGTGAGAAGAAAGAAGCCAAGGTGGAAGGTGGAGGAATTGAAGCTATAAAATATAATGCAAATGCTTACTCCCTTGCAATGTCTTTCCGCCGGGGACTTGTTGACGGCAAGATGCGCACTTTCCCATTCGATGCCGATGAGGTTGACGGTGTGGTTGATGGCGTTTACTATCTTCGCGTCCAGCCGGAAGATAAGGCTTCAGGAGGTCTTTCAGTTAAGGAGGTGGTAATATCCACAGAAGACACCTACACAACAGCTGAAGGTGCCATCAAGGTTGTGACATTCGACTTCATCAAGCCGGAAGGGGAAGATGAGAATGGCAAGAAGATTCCGACAATCAATTGGGATCCTATACCCGACCTTACTGCCGCCGTTCCTACACCCGCTACCTGATAAAAGATGCTCACTAAGGAAAATCTGAACGAGACTCTCGCGGATGCGGTCATGGATCGACCGCGGGAGTTTCGCATAGATGACCGGAGATTCCTACTCTGGTCTCCGACCTTGGGAATGTCGCTCATGCTCTCACGGCACTTGTCAGGACTTGAAATCAACAGGGCTCTGATGGCGAAAGACCCGACAATGGAGATTCTGAGGCTCGCGACCACCAATAAGGAGAAGTGCTGCCACATCCTTGCAATCCACACCTTCCGGAGGTGTCGGCATCTGACAAACTCAGAACTAATCAAGCAGAGAGCCGGGTTTTTCAGAGACCATCTGGAGACCAAGGAACTCGCCCAGCTTCTTCACATGATTTTCATGGAGCCGGATGCCGATAGCCTGATCACTCTTTCCGGACTCCGGGAGCAGCAGGAGAAACAGGCGCAGATTGCCAAGGTCAAGAGGGAAAAGAACCGGACAATGACCTTCGGAGGACTTACGATGTATGGTGCTCTTATCGCTCCGGCAATGTCGGCTCTCAACATGACAATGCATCAGGTCGTGTGGGAGATAAGCCTTACAAACCTAAAGATGCTTCTTGCTGATACCGTCTCCACCGTCTATTTGTCGGAAGAAGAGGTAAAAGCAATCAATGCCGAAGCATCAAAAGAAAAATATGGAATGACTCCCGAAGATATTGCCAAGCTGAAGGCGATGGATTGGGATTAACAAACTAATGAATTAACCATGTCGCTGAATTTCACAATAACGGCAGATAACCGCAATTTCCTTAACTCTCTGGTCGAAAGTCAGAGGGCGATGGACTCTACTGTAAGAAATATAGAGAGCAGCGGCATGAATATAGAATCGTTCTTTACACGTATCGGTAGAGCAGCGGCATTATTGGGTACATCCATGTCGCTTGGTGAGTTTACGCAGCAGATATTTCAGACCCGCTCGGAAATCCAATCTCTTGAAACCTCATTCAATAACTTGTTGGGAAGTGAGAGCAAAGCAAAGGCTATGTTTTCCCAAATAAGGGAGTATGCAGTTCACACACCGATGATGCTCAATGATCTTGCATCCTCGGCTCAAATGATGCTTTCATTCAATATCCCAGAAGGTGATGTTATGACATACCTGAAGGCAATTGGTGATATCTCTATGGGTGATGCTCAGAAATTTCAATCACTTTCACTCGCCTTCTCACAAGCATCATCCACCGGAAAACTTATGGGTCAGGATCTCATGCAGATGATCAATGCAGGATTCAACCCACTCGCCACAATGTCAGAGAGGACAGGAAAATCTATTTCCGAGCTGAAAGATGAGATGTCCGCCGGAACCATATCCGCTAAGATGATGCAACAAGCCTTCATTGATGCAACATCAGAGGGTGGCAAGTATTATGGGATGCTTGAGTCACAAAGTCAGACCCTCGGTGGTGCGATGTCAAACCTTCAAGGTGCAATGGACGATATGTTTAACTCCATTGGTGAAGAGATGGAGGGCATATTCAGTACAAGTCTAAATGTTGCCACATCTGTTGTTCAGCATTGGGATGATGCGTTTGGTGCAATAGCTGTAATTGCTGGCTCATTTGGTATTCAAAAGGCGGTCGAGATGGGTGGTATGGCTTATGCAAGAAGCGTGACCTCCTATGGCTATGATGTGGAACTTCAGCAACTCCGTGCGCTCCTTCCGGCAAAACAGGAGGAGGAGCAGACATCACTCCAGCAGGCAGTCGCAAGTGGAAGATTAACGGAAGCTAAGGCAGCCGAGATAGCAGCTACCCGTGAGCAAGTCAACGCTCAATTGGAGGAATTGACAGCTAAGGAAGCAGCCGCAAAGGCAGAAGAAGCCACCGCATTACAGAAGGCTCAGAACGCTGCGCAAGAGCTTGCAGATGCAGATGAGATGGTCAATAGCTATGCCGAAAAATTGGAAGCTCTTACTCAATTGGGGGATGCCGAGCAAATAGAGGCTGCATACACAGAATTGGAGACAGCCGAAGCATTACGCAACGAGATGGCTAACATTGCCAACACTGCAAGCGAAGAGGCACGCACCGCAGCCACTAATGCAGCCGCAGCAGCAGAGGCGAGACAAACTCTCGCCACGCAGATCGACACGGCACAGACAGCTGGAAATACAGCAGCAACCGGGATTCTAACTATCGCAAAGGAGAAACTTGCCGTTGCCGTTGCCAAAGTCAATGCAGTCATAAAAGCAAATCAATTCATGATTGTCACTGCGGCGGTCATTGGATTGGGAACAGCCATATACAAGCTTTGTACGGCAGTGACAGAGGAGGAGCGTATGCTTGCCGATGCGAAAAGAGCTTCAGAAGAATTGTCGGCATCATACGATATGGAGATGGTGAAACTTTCGGAGTTGAGTAAAAAATTGGCCGAAACGAAAAAAGGCTCTGAAGAGTGGAAAAGCGTGAAGGATGCTATTGTTGCGAAATACGGGAAGTATAATAGCAATCTCGATGAGGAGATTTCCAAAACCGGCGCACTCGCTTCTTCTTATGATACGTTGGCTGAAAGCATAAGGAAAACCATGCTTGCCAGAGCAATGGATGAATACGATAAGAATAATGAAATTGATTTCACCGGCACACAGCAGAAGATAAGCCAAGGTCTTGAAGGCTCATTCACCAAATGGGAGGATACCGGCCGTAAGGATGAGTATATGCGCCCTATTTATGAAAAGAAACAGGTCTTCCTCACTGAGAAATCAAAACAAGAGATACGCAAGGCGATAACTTCATATATGGCTGGCGCTGACATTTCTCTCACCAAACAGCTCAAAGAGTATATAGCCCAGATTGGGGTGAATGGTCTCACAGGAAACAATGCCCTCAAGGAACTTGAAGCAGAGAGGCGCAAGGCTCTTGCAAAGAAAGAAGGGGGTAAACAGATAGCCAAAGACTTTGGTGCCTCGGAAAAAGAAGCTGAACTGCTATGGCTGACAAGAGGTGCGACATCCAACGACATCAAAGAAGACGAGACTCCTAAAGACAGCCGTAAGTATTGGGAGGAGGAAGTTAAAAAACGCAAGAATGCCTATGAAAGTATTCTGAAGACCGATAAGGAGGGTTCGGCACAAGCCAAAAAAGCCTATGAAGAGGCTGTCGCGGAACTTAACAAATACAACACCATAGAGAAGACTTCACGCTCCGGTCAAACCGCCGACCAGATAGCATCCAAGGAAAAGGAGGCTAATCAGAAACTCATTGACCTGATGAAACAGCAGACCGATGAGCGTCTGAAAGCTCAGAAGGAGCATGAGATGCAGCTATGGCAGAACCGTATCGACCTCATGAGCGAGGGGGAAGCCAAGACCATCGCCCAGATGAGGCTCGACCAGCAGAAGGAACGGGATACCATTCAGGAAGAATTAAAGAATGCTAAGGATGCTGAGATTGCACGTCAGAAGGCTCTCTTCGATGCCCAAGAGGATGTCAAGGCTGCTGGAAACAAGAAATACGCCAAAAAGGTCTTCAATCCAACAACGGATGTAGACCAGAGCGAGATAAAGGTAATTAAAGATCGTTATAAGGAGCTTAATGACCAATTACTCCGGAGTCAGAAGAAAGCCGAGCAGGAAAGGCTTGATGCTGCCAAGGAGTCAATGAACGCATATCTGAAAGAGTTCGGAAATTATCAGCAAAAACGGAAGGCTCTTAATGACGAATACGACAAGAAAATCAGTGCTGCTCAGAATCAAGGAGAGCGGATGCAGCTTATCGGACAGAAAGATAAGGCTCTTGCCGATCTTGACTATTCAGAATGGGTGGAGAGTGGCGACATCGCGCTTGCATTTGGCAACATTGAGAATCTTTCAAAAGACACTATCAACAAACTTATCTCCGATATGGAGAGGTATCGCGATAGGGTCTTGGCAACTTTTGATCCTCAGAAAATCAAGGATTATGAGGAAGCTCTGACTGCATTGAGAGATGTTCAAGCCGATGATTCATTCTTCGATACAACCAACGAAATCACGGAGAGCCTTAAAAATAGGCTATCTCTGCAAAGACAGCTTGCAGATGAGGAGGCAAGGCAATCGCAACTCATCGCTCAGAAAGATACTCTTGAACAAGAATTGAAATCTTTGACAGAGCAGATATTTGCAACAACACAGGCACCGGGGATTGCTGCCGTTGACCCACTTGGTGAAAAGCAACAACCTCCAATAGTTGACGAAAAGGATGTCAGGAGAGCCGACCAATTGCGTGTGCAACTTGCTAACGTCAGCAAAACGATTGATCAGTCTGCGAAAAATTCGGACAGATTGGAGTCAAGTCTTCGTAAGACAGGGAAGGTGAAATTCTCAGATATGAGAAAATTCGCCAAACAACTCTCATCTGTTGGCAATGCTGCATCTTCGCTGGCTTCAATATTCTCAGATGATCTCGCCGATTCTATCAACTCTGGCGTGAATGCCTTCGGCAATATGATTGATGCCGTTGATACAGTTGCAAGCAACATAGATGCTCTTGCTAAGGGTGCCAAGGATGCGGTCAAGGACACGGTGGATGCTTCAAAAGATATTGTTGATGGTGCAAGTTCGGGCATGAAGGCTACGGCTGCAACAACAGCCACAAGTCTTTCTACCATGGAAAAGGCATCTGCAATTCTCGCCATAATCGGTGCTGCAATCCAGCTTGCTACGATGGTTGCATCGCTTTTTAACAACGACAAGAGCCACCAGAAGAATATTGAGAGGCTTCAAGACCAGATTGATGCTCTTGAAAAGTCTTACAAAAGGCTTGGCAAGGCTGCGGACAATGCCTTCTCCGTTGATGCAAGTAATCTTATCAGTCAACAAAATCAACTTCTTCTCCAACAAAAAGTGCTTATAAAACAACAGATGGCTGAAGAGGAGGCTAAGAAGAAGACAGACAAGGACAAAATCAAGGACTACCAAGACAGACTTGATGAGATTGACGAGACTCTTGAAGACAACAAAAAGAAGGCTAAGGAAGCAATCATCGGCACGGACATAAAATTCGCTATCAATGACTTTGCAGAGGCTTATGCTGGTGCTTGGGAGGACGGCACCGATGCTGCTCAGAAGTCAATGGCAGCAGTCAAGGGAATCATCACCTCCGCTCTCAACGAAATGCTCAAAAGCAAGGTTCAGCCGTTCGCGCAGACCTTCTACGATAAACTCGCGGAGGCGATGGAAAAAGGCTATTTGACGGATTCTGATTTAGTGGCTCTTGACGCAATTAAGGCTCAGATGGATGGTATCGCCGAAGGACAGCGCAAGCAGTACGAAGAGATTCTTCAACGCTATAAGGATCTTGACGAATTGCGTGAGGAACTGACCGACATATCATTTGATTCAGTTCGTGACAATTTCAAGAGCAAGCTCATGGATATGGAGTCTGATGCTGCATCATTCAAGGAGGATTTCAGCGAGATGCTCCGCTCTGCCATCACTGAGAGCCTGATGGATACGAAGTATGACGCGATGCTCAAAGAGTGGTATCAGGACTTTGCAGATGCTATGCACGATCAATCGCTGACTGATGAGAAACGTGACTCGCTCCGTCAGCAATATGAGGATATTATCAACCAAGGTTTAGCCGACCGGAATGCGATAAATGACCTTATCGGCGGAGGTTCATATTCTCAGACCGCTTCCACAGGAGGATGGGAGTCGATGGGTCAGGACACAGCCGAGGAGTTGAATGGACGCTTTACTGCATTGACCGAGTTGGAGGTCATTAACAACGATCTCAACAGAGAGCAAAACGCCATAGCCTTGCAGATACTATCAGCAATCCAAGGGTTGAGCCTCTATTCTTCCGATAACGGTGACGATTCAACATTGCTGGCAATAAAGGATATGATGTTTCTTTCCACAGGCTACTTAGAGGATATAGCGAGATATACCAAGATGCTTATATCCATAGCCGGAGGGATTGACAAACTTAAAGATATAATGGAGAAACGACTATGACAAAGGAGATAGAAAAGATAATGAATGACGCAATTAGCCTTAACGCATGCCGTAAGGCTTTGGAGATTGACAGCATGGAGAAAGCCATTTTTATCCTTCTGTCTCCGCAGGGTCGTGAGTTCGCACTCCGTACAGGATTTCCGGATGTTAAGACCTTCCGCGACAATATTGAGGAGGTCAGCAAAGTTGATGGAGTCTTTGTCGATCAATCCGGCAATATCCTCAATCATGACTGCGTGGCGGTCGGCGAATCCCATGTCGAAGTCTGGGCAGAAGGAGCAGAAAAGCTGATTCATGTCATGGCGATGCACGGCGCAAAAGTGACGCTATACGCAAATGATTATGCCGTATGCACAATCACGGAAGTGAATGGTGGCACGGTGGAGATTATTAACGATGGCACAGCCGTCATAAACATAGAGAGGTAATGAACAGAGAAGTGAATCTTATCATCAACGGCAAGGATGCCCGTAAGCAGTGGGGTGTGGTGACTACATCAAACACACTCTCCGCACTTCTTGCACCTCCATCTATGAAGAGCAGGGCAACATTCGACTCGCGCCTTGAAGATGGAATCCGCATAGACACATCCTCGCCGAAGGTGGCACAGCGCGACATAAGCATTGAGATTCAGATGACCGCGCAATCTCCTGAAGATTTTTATGCACGCCACGCCGCCTTCTGCGAGGAACTTCAAAAGGAGGAATTTGAGCTATACACCACCGACCGCCCGGATGTCGTGTACCGGTTCGTCTATAACTCATGTCCTCAATTCACACAGTTCTGCCGGGGAATAGCAACCCTTGCACTGAAAGTCACAGAACCCAATCCCAAAAACAGGCAACCGGATGAATCAGAAAGTTAACATATTATCTCCCACCGGAGTGAAGATTCTGGAGCATACGCTTTCGGAAAATGACGTGCGCAAGTTCACACTCATGACCGAGGATTATATTCAGCTATCTTTTCATTCCCAACAGGCTCTTGCCTTCCCGGTCGGTTGCTCTGTCGGCGATTTTATCACAACCGAGGAACAGGTCGGCACATGGAATGCTGCCACCGGAGTATGGGATTATCAGATAAAATTTGATAACTATTATTGGTCTTGGAAAAACAAGATCCTCCGCTACATTATTCGTGACGTTGACTCAGCAAAGGAAACATCCTTCACTCTTACCGCCACAATTGATATTCACGCTGCGATCATCAAGAACTGTCTTGATTTTCTTGGTTTGGAATACGGAGGTTCGCCTTTCCGTGTAGACAAGACTACATCCCTTTCATTGGAGGCTAAGCTCGTCAGATATGAGAATCTGTCCGTCCTTGGAGGTATTCAGGCAATTGCTGAAGCCTTTGAGTGTGAATGGTGGGTAAAAGATAACGCTATCTATTTCGGCAAATGTGAGAATAAAAAGGAAAATCCATTAGTCTTTGAGGCTGGTGTCAATGTATTATCCATTTCATTCTCGCAGGCAAAAACAACCGCACCAAACAGAATCTACGTCTACGGATCATCTCGAAACCTGCCATCCAACTACCGCAAGGTGGACGGTAACGACACAATAGGCGGCGTGGTGGTCAAAAGACTCATGTTACCGGAAGGCACACCATATTTGCAGACCTCCGAGAATATCCCGGAGGCTCAGATTGTGGAGCAGGTTGTCGTGCTTGATGATGTCTATCCGAAGACCGACCTGACCATCTCCGAAGAGCCGGAGACCTACACCTCGAAAGCGGAGAATAGCGAGGGAGAGAATGTGTCGCAAATATTCTACCGTATCAAGTATGGGAATGATTTCCCTTTCCTTTCGTCTTATATTCTCCCTAATGAGGAGTTGCATATAATCTTCCAATCCGGTCTTCTCAACGGTATGGATTTCGGTATCAAGTTCAACCCCAAAGGTCTGAATGAGAAAAACACCGATGGCAGCATCAATTCCGATGCCCAGATGTTTGAGATTGTTGCCAATGAGGATTATGGCAGAATCCTTCCGGACGATATTCTTAAACCTAAACAAGGAGATAAGTTTATCATCACCGGATGGGACTCAACAAAGATGGCAGATCTCGGACTTATTGCTACTGCCGAGCAACAGCTTCTCGAAGAGGGACAGAAAGCTCTTGTCGAATATGCTAAGGATCTTTCTTCATGTACCTGCCCGATGGCGTGGGATTTCATGAAGAATCTTCTCAGTAATGAAGATCAGCCAATACCGGGAGATGAGGTTATGATCATTGATACGGTGCATTTCGGCACAGGAGGGCGCAAAAGTCGTATCCTCGGCTACGAATACCGTCTTGACATACCCTACGCCAATTGGACGTATAACTGCGGCGAGAATATCTCCGTGTCGCGTCTCAAATCAATTGAGAATAAGATTGAAGGGTTAACGAAGACCGGAACAAAGGTGCAGATGCAGAATAGTCTCGACTTCCTTTCAAAACGCTATTCTGACCGCACCGCATACCTGCTGACTTCTGATGAAGGATTTCAGGTGGGGGATTTTTTTGCAGCCGTTTCCGGTGCAATGCTTGGTAAAGAGAAAGAGACGGGACAGACATATCTTGAAGTGGACAAGATATATGCACGTGTGAGGGCGTATTTTGAGGAACTGACCGTTGTTGAGGCAAATACACTTGCTGGAAAGCAATACATCACACCGGGAGGGAGTGTCAAATGTTCTTTTGTAAGAGAGGTGCGGAATGAGGATGGTGTCCTTGTCGGCTGGCGATGTTATTTTATATCAGATCAGGATGGGGAAAAGACCGAGACAAAGATAAATGTCGGAGATCAGGCTATCTCTGAAATGTTCAATGCAAAAGAAGGTGTCGCAAACAAGGTGTCTAATCATCGTTGGTGGCGTCTTGTGACGGCAGTGTCTCAGGATGGACATGAGGAGTCAGGCAACAGATATGGATATATCGAGGTGTCAGCATTTGATTGTGAAGAGGGATCTGATGTTCCAGTGGCAGGTGATGTCATCGCCCAGTTCGGCAACCGCACAGACCATGACCGTCAGGCAGCCATGATATTCTCTACCGTTGATTCAGATGCCCCATCAATAAAACTTCTCTCTGGTATTGATTCGTATTCCATTGCGGGGAAAGATGTCATTTCGTATGGATATGATCCGGTGAAGGGGAATGCCTATTTCAACTGCTATGGAGATATGTATGTCGGAGACCCCGACGGCTCCACATTCATCAGATACAATCGTGCATCAAGATCAATGGATGCAAGATTACGTCTTTCCATAGCATCCACCATTGACGACAAGCTGATAGCCGATTACGTCAAGGATGAGGCGGACAAGGCAAACGCTGCGCTGAAAGATAAGGTGAACGAGCTTCAGAATCAGATAGACGGCGTTATCGAGACATGGAATGAGGACACAGACCCAACCAAGACGAACTATCCCGCATCCGATTGGAACACCGATGAGGAACGGATGAAACATGCGGGTGACGTGTACTTCAACATAGGTGCGTATGACCCCGTGAACAACCCAAATGCGGGTCATGCGTGGCGTTGGTACTACAAATCCCCGACCGACTACGGGTGGATTGAGATAGCGGATTCCGATGCCGTGCGTGCGTTGGAATTGGCTCACATGTCCGTGATGGACACAGATGTCCTCTTCATTCAGACCGACTCGCAGACAAATACACCTACACTTCCTACCGTCAATGCTTCTGGCGTGATAACCGACCCGAAAGGTTGGACTACCGACGCACCGCAATGGGTGGATGGCAAGTATATATGGCAGACCACATACGTCAGAAAAGGTGACGGAAAATCATCATTCTCTGACCCGACCTGTATCTCGGGCAGAAACGGAAAGGATGGACCCCAAGGCGTACCGGGCGAGACAGGAGCAGACGGAAAGACATACTACACATGGATTCGCTATGCCGATGATGAACACGGCAACGGCATCTCCAACAATCCGACGGGCAAGGACTATATCGGATTCGCATATAACAAGGAAACGGCGATTGAGAGCAACAATCCCACCGACTACACATGGAGCAAGATTAAGGGTGAACAGGGGGCGCAGGGTCTGCGCGGTCTGCAAGGAGAACAGGGCGAGCAGGGCATCCCCGGTCAAAAAGGAGCGGATGGCAAGACATCATACTTTCACATCAAATATTCCGCAGTCCCGAATCCGACAGATGCGTCACAGATGACCGAGACACCAAGCACCTACATCGGCACATACGTTGACTATACCGAGGCAGACTCTTCCGACCCGAAGAAATACACATGGTCACGCTTCGAGGGTATGCAGGGCGCGGATGGTTCTGATGGAATACCGGGAACGAACGGTGTTGACGGAAAGACCTCATATCTTCACATCAAGTATTCAAACGACGGTCAGACATTCACGCCTGCGGGCGGTGGGCTTGCACTCGGTGAACAGCCGGGTGATTGGATAGGGCAATATACTGACTTCAATCAGAAGGACTCCACAAACTTCTCCGACTACACATGGAGCAAGATTAAGGGTGAACAGGGTAATCAAGGTGTGCCGGGTCAGAAAGGTGCTGACGGGAAGCAGTATTGGACTTGGATTAAATACTCCGACAATGCCAACGGCACACCGATGTACGACACACCGAACACAAACACCAAGTATATCGGCATCGCGGTAAACAAGGAGACACAGGCGGAGGGTTCTGACCCGAAAGAATACACATGGTCACTATTCAGAGGTGACGACGGTACAAGTGTTGCCATTGATTCGCAGTCAGTGAAATACTCCACCGTACACACATCCGCGCAACCTGCGGATTCCACATTCACCCTCACCACCGTACCGACACTAAGCGAGGGTCAGTTCCTATGGAGCATGACCACCGTGGAATACAACAACGGCAAGAGCACCAAGACCTACGCCGTGTCTAAGATAGGCACAAGCGTCAAGGTCAAGACCACCGAGGTGAAGTATGCGAAATCCTCCACATCCACGCAACCTGCCGACACCGCCTTCACCTACAACAACATCGGTGACGCGGGGGTGAAGATGGGCGAATATCTTTGGACTCGCACCACCGTGACATACACCGACAATACCTCTTTGAAAAGTTACAGCGTCAGCCGAATAGGTGCGGATGGCTCTGACGGCATCCCCGGTACACCCGGTGCAGACGGGCGCACGCCATACGTTCACTACGCCTACGCGAACTCCGCAGACGGCAAGACAGGGTTCTCCACGACCTACTTTGCCAACGCATTATATGTGGGCGTATGCTCTGACTACAACCAAGCTGACCCGACCACATACGGCAGCTACGAATGGGCGCGACTGAAAGGTGACAAAGGAGACAAGGGTGAACAGGGTCTGCGTGGATTACAGGGAGAAAAAGGAGAACAGGGCATAGCAGGTGCAAAAGGAGCAGACGGAAAGACAAGCTATTTCCATATCAAGTACGCTCCCGTTCAGAATCCCACCGCATCGCAGATGACCGAAACCCCGTCAACATATATCGGAACGTATGTGGATTACACCGCAGCGGACTCTTCCGACCCAAGCAAGTACACTTGGGCGCGGTTTGAGGGCATACAGGGAGCGGACGGAAGTCAGGGCATCCCCGGCAAGAACGGCGCAGATGGCAAGACAAGCTATCTGCACATCAAATACTCCAATGACGGCAAGACATTCACTCCTGCACAGGGAAATCTTGCGATAGGCGAGACCCCCGGCGATTGGATAGGTCAGTACACGGATTTCACGCAAGCGGATTCGACTGACTTCTCAAAATACACATGGAGTAAAATCAAGGGTGATGACGGGTCAAATGCCAAGAGCGTCACGGTGAACGGTGAGCAGACATTCAGCTACACCAACAACTTCACCTCTGCGGCAACACCGACAAGCATAACGCTGTCCGCGACATTGCAGAACACCACGGGTTATCAGTGGAGCTACAAGCGTTCCAATCAGTCGTCATTCACGAACATAAGCGGTGCTACGGCGGCTACATTGGCAGTCGCGGCAAACAACACCACATACTTCCCGTCGGGAATCCACGCCTGTACGTTCAGATGTACTTCGGGCAGCGTCTATGATGAGATGACTCTTGTCAAGGTGTCGAGCGGCGCGACGGGTGCAAAGGGAGATACGGGTGCTAAAGGTGCCGACGGCTACACAGTGATACTCTCCAACGAAAGCCATATATTCAAGGGCGACACGGAGAAAGCTGTCGAGGCAAGCACATCAAGCGAGGTCATAGCCTATAAGGGTTCCACAAGGGTTGCAGCCACAATCGGCACCGCGACAGGACTTCCCACGGGCATGACAATCACGGTTGCTAACAACGGCACGACAACCGCCAAGTTCACGGCAAAGGTGACTACTGCGCTCACTACAAAATCGGGAGTCGTGAGCATACCTGTCACGGTGGACGGCAAGTCATTCACCCGCACGTTCTCATGGACGCTTTCTTTGGATGGAATCGGTATCACGGAAACGGCTGAATACTATGCCATCTCAAATTCAAGCGCGACCGCGCCTGCCGACAGCGCGTTCTCGACCACGGTTCCGACCACCACGACCGCGAAACCCTACCTGTGGAACTACGAAAAAACCACATACTCGAACGGAGTATTCAAGAGTACATCAAAACGTGTCATAGGCGTTCACGGACAGAATGGTACTGACGGTGCAGGTATAAGCAAGGTTGAGAACTACTACCTTGCATCTGCCTCCGCAAGCGGTGTCACCACATCTACATCGGGATGGACTACAGATGCGGCAAGCACGAACGCCACAATCTCCGACACTAAGCCCTACCTGTGGAACTATGAGAAGATTACATACACAAAGGGCAACCCAACCACGACTTCCCCTCATATCATAGGTAAGTACGGCAAGGACGGCAACGGCATAGACCGCATAGAGGAGGAATACTACCTCTCCACCTCACGCACGGCGTTACAGGGTGGCTCATGGTCAACGACAAGACCGACATGGAAGGCGGGTCACTACTATTGGACACGCACGCATATCTATTACGACAACGGCGACAGTGAGGTGACTGACGGAATCTGTGTGACAGGAGAGATGGGTACATCCGTGCTTGCACAATACTCCGCCAACGGCTCGTCATGGCACTCTTCCTACACATCGGGCGACCAATGGATGCGCACCTCCGACGACAACGGGGCAACGTGGTCTGCTGCGGTCAAGATTACGGCGAGCAACTTTACAAACAATCTCTTATTGCAGACTGAGAATCCAAACACAAGGATAAATTATCAAAAAAAATATCCGATAGCACCGGGTAGTCTGTTGGCAGTAGGCATAGGAAAGAAAGTGACAATTTCCTTTGACTACGAATACTCCAATGTTTCCACCGTGGCTGCGGGAGACACCACATCAAATAAATTCAAATACCGATTCGGTGGCGAAGTCGCATTAAAAAAACCTGACGGAACCAATGATTACAGTTTCTATTATTGGCATACCCTGCCGCAAGGGAAAACGGGATTAAGCGGAAAGGGTACGTTTAAGAAAGCAATGACCATACCATCCATTGCGTCTGACTCGGCAAAGACCATGTATCTGTTGGCACAGGTATTGGGTGGGACGGTCAAACTCTCCAATTTCAAAATGGAGTATGGGGAAAATTCAGACCCTGTATGGAACCCGAACACATCCGAAATGACAGGGAAGTGGCGCAAGTTCCAATGGGCAAAGGTGGCATCCGCGACCACACCGCCGACGAGCGGTTGGCAGGACACCCCTTTGACGGCACCTGCGGGAGAGTATGTTTGGATGCGCAGCGGCATGGTGGTCCCACCTGCAACCGAACCGACAGCATGGGAAACAGCAATAAGAGTCACGGGCGACAAGGGAACCGACGGGCAGAGCATATATTCACTTGACCTAAGCAACGAGGTGTCGGGTATAATCTGCAACTCATCGGGTGCGGTCACGGGTTCATATCCGACATGCAAGGCTACTGTATGGAAAGGTGCAGGCAAGGTCACGGCGGGCGTGACATACTCCATAGCGTCAAGGACGGGCATATCAAACGCGAGCATTGACTCAAGCGGCAACGTCACCATGAGCGGGATGACGGCTGATAAGGCTGAAATTGTCGTGCAGGCTGTCGTGAACGGAGTGACGCTGCAAGCCACGATAACACTGTATAAGGTAAAGCCGGGTGCGAATGGTACGGCTGCGGTCATGTATTCCATTGAGCCGAGCGTTGACAACATCACACGGTCAATGACGGGAGGTTTATCCATATCCTCTGTGACGTGCGATGTCTACAAGACCACGGGCAACACCGCAAGAGTAAAGGATTCAGCCAAGTCTCTGTACTATCAGCGTATCCCCGACATAACCACATGGACTAAGCTGACGCTCACAAACGGCGTGTCCGCTGCAGTGGGTGTATTATCCACGACCGAGGCGGTGATATTCGAGCTGCGTGACGGCTCGACCGTTCTCGACAGGGAGCGTGTCCCTGTATTGTCGGATGCGGGCGACTTGGATATTGGTGGTCGTAATTTATTGTTAAAAACAGGTGTAGAACATTCCAATACCGAATATCAAACCGCAAGATACTTTCTTGCTACCGTCCCGACTGTTGGAGATACATATACATTTACGCTATGGGGTACATTGGCATCCAATAAAACTGAATTTGGAATTTGGAATAGTGGTGGCATGGTAAAACTATCCTCTTTAAAGAATGTTGCAAAAGGTGTTTATCAAGCAACGTTCAAGTGGACTAATGGTAGTGGATCCAACCTTGTAGCCAATCCCACATATATTAGTATATATGCTGTCCCGAGTTCAGCGTCGGGAACTTCCACAATCAAGCATGTAAAACTCGAAAAAGGCAACGTATCTACCGAATGGTCGCCTGCTCCCGAAGATTTCGACTACATCACGGAAGCGATAAAAGGCAACACCGTGGTAAACGGAGGACTTGTCCTGTCAAGCCTTATCAAGCTCGGTTCTTGGACGGGAAGCGGCAATGACGCAACCATGTCAAAGGTGTGGGCAGGTATGAACGGAGTCTACGGGAATGGCAAGTCAATAGCCTCATGGTGGGGTGGCGACATGGTGGATAAGTTCTACACGGACGCAGGCGCGGCAAGACCCACGGCACTTACAAGCGGATTCGCGGCAGGTGTGGTACGCATGGACGGTACAGGCTATCTTGCGAAAGGCAACATCAAGTGGGATTCGGACGGCTCTGCCGACTTTGCGGGCGGCAAGCTGCACATAGACTCCAACGGCAACTTGACGCTCGGCGCAGGTGTGGCTATCGGCGGCAATCAGACGCTCGCGGGAGTCACCAACTTCATAGCAGGCATAAGCAATCTTCTTGTAGCCGAGGATGCGAACGGAAAGGTTGTTTCATGGTCTGACGCGAATCTGACGACAAAGGCGGTGCGGATAAAGGCGGCGAAGAGTTTCTATTCAACAGGAGGCGTCTCCGCCCTCGGCAACGGCAATGTGTCGGGCAGCGGCGGTGGCGGCTCGTATGGTCTGATGAAGGCGTGGCCATCCGC